ATGGACGGCTACATCAGGGTCAGCCGCCGCATGGGCCGCGAAGGCCCAGGCTACATCTCCCCGAGCGTACAGCGCGAGGCCATCATCCGTTGGGCCGACTACCGCGGCATCGAGATCATCAAGTGGCACATCGACGAAGACCAGTCCGGCGGCACGCAAGACCGCCCAGGGCTCCGAGAGGCAATGCGGCGCGTCGAGAGCAGCGAAACGGGCGGCATCGCGTGCTGGAAGATCAACCGTTTCGCGCGCAATGTCGCTGAAGCAATCCAGGACGTCGAACGCATCCAGGGCCTCGGTGCCCATCTCGTGTTCGTCACGGAGGAAATCGACACGACAGGGCCAATGGGCTCCGCGCTGCTGACGATCATGCTCGCCGTCTCCAAGCTCGAACGCGACAACCTCGTCCAAGGCTGGAAGACGGCCAAGGGACGGGCCGTAGACCGTGGCGCCAAGATCTCCCCCACCCCCTACGGATACCTGCGAGAACCCGGCGGCACGCTCACGCCGCACCCCGTCGAGGGCACCCACATCACCCAGGCCTACCATCTCGCTGCCAGCCAAGGCATCCAAGTCGCCCACGCCTATCTCCTCGCGCACGCTCCGGAGCGCACATGGACGCCTTCCACGGCGAGGCGCACGCTCGCCAACAGGGTCTATCTCGGCGAAGTCATGCACGGGAGTCTCGTCAACGCCGAAGCGCACGAGCCGCTCGTCACACGAGCCGTATGGGAGGCCGCCCAGCACGAGCCGACAACGCGTCGCAAGAGCGCCATCTTCCCGTTGAGCGGCCTCGCGGTCTGCGAAACATGCGGCAATGCGATGGTCGGTGGCCGTGGCGGCCCGAAGCCCGGTGTCCGCACCTACCGTTGCCAAGCGACGCTCTCCTACTTCAAAGGCGCCCGGTGCGCCCGCGGCGCACACATCGTTGCCGACCGCCTGGAGGGTCATGTCCGTGATCAGATGCGCCCCGTCTTCGCCGCCTTCCAGCTCGAAGCGCGCGATATTCCAGCCGACCATCTCACTCTCGCGGAGCGCGCCATGACCGAAGCCGAGGCTGAGCTCAGCGCTTTTGCGGCCGACCTCACAGCCAGGCGCGTACTTGGGCACCGCTACCACGAGAACCTCACGGCCAGAGCTGAAGCACTCGAAACCGCACAGGACGCATACCGTAGGCTCGCCCGCGCACAGCAGGCACGCGAGACGCTCAACGCACAGGGCATCCTTGACGGCGACGACGCGTATCTCTTCGGGCAGCTACTACGCAGCATCCTGGCCTCGATCGTCGTGGCTCCCGGCCGCGGTGCTCTCAGCGACCGTGTCCGGATCGATGTAGCGAACAACGACCTGGCGTCCGGGCCAGCGCTGGCGCCCGATCGCGATTAGCGAATCTTCGATTCGGGCGCGAAGCTGCGGCGTCAACTCGATTGCCGGCGCACTCACGCCTCGACTCCGATCGCCTTCGGCGTCTCGGCCTCCAGGATCTTCGGCTGAGCATGCTCGCCGTCGCAGGGCACCCGGCACATGCCCGACTGCCCGCTATCACGGTGGATCGTGATGCCCTCCCATAGTGTCTCGCCGTCGTCGAAGCCCAGGCGCTCCATGTCGAAGCCTGAGAGGCCAATGCCGTAGGCAGTATGCGTCGGGTTCTCGCGGTCGTGGCTGTTGACCGCGACGCGAAACGCCTGAAGGTTCTTGCCGATGGCGCTCACGCCGGAGCCTCAGTCTCTTGCATCGCCACTTCGACGCGATCCTGCACCTGATCCTGGGTCAGCGTGGAGGCCCACCACAGTTCGGCGACGATCGTGATCGCACGCCACGACAAGCCCCGCTCGCGCATCTTGACCATGAGCACCGTCGCGCGCAGGGCGCTGACTTTGTGCGGCCTGGGCGGATTGTTCTGGAGCCATTTGAGGACACCGCGCTCTTTGCCTTCGCGGTTCTGCTGCTCGGCGAACCCCGGCTCCGTCCACCTGCGGATCGTCGTCGCATGGGGAGCGCGCACGCTGAACTCGCGAGCCAAGAGCTCCGAGACTCGACGCACTGGCCATTCAGCCTCTCTCAGCTCGCAGGCGCGCTGCATCATCCGTGCCGGATAACGAGTCCCGCGCTGCGGGACTCGCCGGGTGTCCACTACGGTGCTCACGCCGCCTTGGCCTCCGCGAGGATCGCGCCGACGTGCTTGCGGATCTCGACCCATTCGTCGATCCACTGGAGCGCCAGCGACGCGCGCCAAGGACCCTCGCCAACTGCGGCCTTGGCGAGATCCTCAACCGCACGATCACCTGGCAGGATCGCGATGAACCACTGCTCAGCTGGCCGGGACCCATCAGGTGTGAGTCCCTCCAGTGCTTCCGGGGCACAGTCGCGGAGCTTTGCGATCGTCCCGACAAGACAGGCACAGTCCCCCGTGTAGACCCGACCGTCTATCTGGCCGTCCGTCAACGCGGCGCGCAAGCCTGTGACCTCAGCCGGCGCAGCGTCGAGCACGGCGTGTAGGTCGAGACGGAACGCCCAGAGAAAATGGCCGGGACGCATGGCGTCGCTCAGGTCGGCGCCTCTCAGGACGGCGTCGCTCAGGTAGGCGTCGCTCAGGACGGCGCCGCTCAGGTTGGCGCCGCTCCCGACTGCCTCCTGGAGCGCCGTTCGCACATCGGTTGCACTCTCAGCCATGTAGAGCACTCGGCCCTCAACTGTCTTGATCTCGCTCACTGTTCCTGCGCTCCCTTCTCGTTGTCAAACAGCTCGGGCCACCGCTTATGAATGCGGGCGATCACCCGAGCCACGGTCACGTTCCCGTTGCCAAGCACACTCCTCAGCTCCATCGCGACGAGGACGGCGTAGCTCTCAAGCCACGCTGGGCATTCGGTTGAGCGCACCCACGCCAGTGCCTCGGCACTCGCGGCCTGCGACTGGCGTTCCTGGTCGATACGTGATGGCTTCGCGGCCTTCAATGCGCGCTGCTGAGCCTGCGCGTCCTGGCGCTCCATCATCTCCAGGCCAGCGAAGCGACCAGAGGAGATCGGGGCAACCCAGCCCGCACGACGCTCGGTCCTGAATGAGATCCCCGCGCTCATCTCAAGCGAACTCGTCCACCGTCACCTGGCGCACCTGGCGCTTCACCGGCCGGAACTGCTCAGCCGGAATCACCCAGAACTCGCCTTCGTCCTTCGTGGCGGCGAGCACGGCTGCCTTGCGACTCGACGCCTTCACCGGCTCCTTGGTGAGCTGCATCCAAGCCCCATCAACCTGACGCTGGAAGATGAGGTAGCTCGGGTCCTTCGAGCGCTTCGCCTCGGAGGCAGCCTTCGCCTTCGGGGTCTCGGCTGCTGCTGTCTCGGTCATCTGTTGCCTTTCTCTCGTTGATGAAGATCTATTGCCAGGGTGGCCGTGGAGCGTCCTCGCAGCGCAACGGGCTCGCGACCACCAGCGTTTGTGGAGGAATGAGACCCAGCCGTCGTTGGGGGATCAACGGCCACATTCGTGTTGATGAGAGGTATGGGAACGGGTTTCGGGTACGGGGCCATAGCTTTGCCAGATGTTTGCTGTGTGTTTGCCATGTGGGTTGCCATTGGGTTTGCTAGTGAGTTGCTATGCGGTTGTCTTTGCCCCAGCGTGCTTGCGCACCGCGTCGGCCTGCCTCCGCGCGCTTGGCGGAGATCTCGCTGCGTTCGCGCAGAACCTGCTCGCGCGCAGGCTGAAACTCCAGGTAGTCGGGGATCACGTAGTCGCGGCCCTCGGCGACCCAGAGCGCCCGCATTGACGGTGGCCGCGGCTCCAGTAGCTCGCTGATTACGCGCTTCGCCCGCGAACCTCCATGCGTCTTCGCCCAGCCGCCAGGAACGTGTCCATCGGTGAGCTGCTGGGCGCAGTAGCTGAGCGCCAGTGCGTAGAGCCCGACGGCCTCTAGCGACAGGCCGACGATCTTCGGGTTGACGTGGAAGCTGTCCTCGATCCTCACCCACGGCACCGTCAGCCCCTCCCGAGCAAGCGCTCGATCTCAGGCCAGTCTGCGGGCCTCCATACGCGCACGAAGATCTCTTCGCAGTCGATGGCCTGGAAAGCCTCGATCCACTCAACCTGTGAGCCCGTGAGATGACCTTTCTCGGACTTCAACTCGGCAACGATCAGCACCCTGTCGCGGATGAGCACGAGGTCGGGGAAGCCAGGTGAGCTGCGCTGAGAGTCGTACGTGTGGTACGTCAACCACCCGTTGAGCTTCGCGAGCTGCACGATCGCTGCTTCGAATTGCGCCTCGGCCTGCTTGTGAACCGCGACGGTCATGCCGCGATTCCTTGACCGGGCATGAACCCGCAGACCTTGCAGGTCGCGAGATCGGACTTGAGGAAGCTCATGCAGTTGCCGCAGCGCGGGCGGCGATTGCCGATGCCCTTCACACGTCGGCGCTCGCGACGGTCGGCGAGCAGGAGGGCCTCGTGTTCGACGATCTCCCTCGCCTCGGTCTCAGACAGGCGGAGACGGGCGCGGGCAGCGTCAAGATCCAGCAGACACGGATGGGTCACCACGGCGCCGGGACCCCCCCCCCTGTAGCTCACTGTCCTGCAAAGCGCTGCGCAACCTCACCTGGGCTGTCGTTGCCTCCAGGCGTGTGGTGGGTACCGGGATGCCGAGCACCTCGCAAGCGAGCTGGGCGATGTCGCGCCACTGGCCACGCGACGGCGACAGCGAATCAGACCAGTAGCTATCCGGGCCGCCAGCGACCAGAGCCTCGTTCCCCGATCCCCCGAGAGCCACTTACATGTCCTCCGAGTACGCGGTAGGAAGACGAAGGTCATCTATTGGGAGCGTGGCGTTCAGCGACGCTGCGGCACCCGACTGCGAGGGTGGTGAGTCCTTGCAGTCACCCGAGGACAGCGGATGCGCTGTCTCGACGGGCTGTCGTGCGGCGGGAAGGAGTGGGCCCGCGGTTTCGCAGCGTCGCTCAACGTCACGCTCAGCAATCAGGTAGACATGCTCGTTTTCGCGGGCAACGGTGTAGCCGTGAGCGCTCATCTCTTCGAGACGAGTTGCCCACCAGCGGCCGGCTATCAGCGCGACCTCCGTCTCGGCGACGCCGTCGTCACCGGCCTCGCGCAGCTCGTCGGCGATCTGATGATGGACGACGCTCATCAGGTCACCTCTCGCCATGTGATCCGCGCAAGCGCATCCCGAACGGTGCGACGGGTAACGCCGAAGCGCCGACCCAGATCCGAGATCGTCGGAGGATCCGCCGAAGCTGCCAGTGCGCGCAGCTCAACGACGCTCTCTCGAGTTAGCTTGGCGCTGTGATGCGTCTCGCCTTGCGGGCGCGTCGCAGCCTGCGCAGCAGCTAATGAAGGACCGCGAGCGTGGCGCCCCTTGGAAACGGCGTCTGCGACATTTTCGGCAAGTGTCCCTTCCCGTAGATGGGCCGGGTTGACGCAGGTACGGTTGTCGCAGGAGTGCAACAGGCATTCGCTTTGGGACCAGCGACCGTGAGTAATGAGGAAGCTCACTCGATGGGCGAGCCGCTGGCCACCATCGAGCCAGAAGAGGCCGTAGCCGCCACGGTTACATGCGCCGTTGTAGGTCCAGCACCCGTTGGTACCGCCGGTACGCTCTACCTTGCCCCAAAAGCGACGTTCGTCAGCGCTCGTAATGACCACACTGCTCAGAGACATGGCGCTTCCCCGTATGTGCGCGACAGCCACCAGAGCAGCCCGAGTTCCTCGGCCATCGCCTCGGCGCCTTCCGGCAGAAGCGCGCGAGGGATGAGCAGCCGCGTCGAGTCGTGAGCCGCAAAGTCCAGACGCCCGTGGTGACCTTCCAGGCCAGTGTTACCACCACAGCCCCATACCCAGCCGCGAGAGTCGGCCTGCAGCACAGCGCTGGATCTGCCGTCGAAGCCGTGCCGGAACTCCCTCGCGAGCAGGGCTTGGTCGATCAGATGGCACCGCACGAGTCCACCGCTGCACGGTCCGGCATCGGGGACATGCTCAGAGAACCAGCAGACCCCCGATGGGATCGCGGGCGCATACGGCGTCGGCGCGCTCCGTGCTCGCGACGCGCGCTCAAGACGCTTGCGTTTCTCCTGCGCTCGCCGGTCGCGGCGTTCCTCTCGCCTGACCGCGCCGAGCGCCACGCGCTGTTCGCTTGCGCGCTGGGCGTTCACGACCTCACCGCCGGCATCTCCCCATACCGTTGGAACGGCACCCTCACCGCACTCTTAGGCAGGTAGAGCGGGTGCTTCGGCGAGAGGTTCTTCGTCTGGCCGAGGCAATTCGCGGAGCCTCCAGACCGTCCCTCGACGAGCTGGCGCACATCTCGCGCCCGATCGGTGGCGAATGGGTGAGCGCCCCACGCCAGCACGACCTCCCATGCGTGCTCGGCGAGATGACAGAGCCAGCGGTCGTTTTCCGGACCGATCGCGTCCTCGGCGAGTGCGAGCGCCTTCGGGTCTGTTGAGCGCAGCGCGTAGAGGTTCCCCACCGCCAGGCGTTCGTAGCCCCACCGTCGGGCGAAGCCGATGCACCGCCGGATCGTCGGATCGTCCTGCTCGGCGTCCGCCGTGGACGGGTTGAGCATCACGAACAACACGGTCCCTTCACCACCGATGATGCCCGTCTCGCGCCAAAGCGCATAGCGGTAAACCCCGTCGTCTGAGAGGACGGCCTTCATCCGCGCACCGGTATCTCCCGCGCGACGAACTCGACGGCGATGCCCTTTTCGCGCGCCTGCCTGTCGAAGCATCCCGGGCAGAGAAGCCCCCAAGGAGAGCCGTGAACCTCAACATACAGAGAGGTCGGCGCCTCCCAGAGCACGTAGTCCCTCCCGCAGTCCTGGCAGCGCTCGCCACCCTCGAAGAGCACATGGATCACGAAGTCGTGCCAGAAAAGCCGCGCGCGAGCCGCCAAGGAGCGGGGCTTACAGCGACGGCCAATCCGTTGGCCAATCGCCCAGCGGAGACGGCCGAGCATCCTTCGCTTGAGACGATGGCCGCTCACGTCGGCATCTCCTGCGGGTAGCCCTCAAACCGGCCAAGACGCCCAGGCTTCGAGCCGCAGTCCTGCTTCATGAAGAACCGCGTGCCGGAGGACACGTCGAGCACACACGCGGTCGGCTCCCCGTCGAAGTAGACGACGGGCGGCTCCCGTGTCAGATCGATGCGGACCTCGCGGGTACGCACGCTGTTGCTCTCGACGCTCATCGCTTCTTCCACGGCCCGGCCCACGCGATGAGGCCGGGTTTCGAGGTATCGACCCAGCACGGCTTGCCGTGCAGATCCTTCACATCCCGGACGCCGTAAGCGGTCAGGATCTCCGCGATGGCCGCGGAGTCTTCAAAGACCTGAAGTGCTGCGCTGGACTCCGTCACGTAGACGGAGAAGTGCAGGGCGACGCGGCCCCGATCACCGACGCCGTACACGGGCTTATCGATGATCGCGAGTGTCTTCTCAGGGCTCACGCCGCCGCCCTCCTGCTCATCCGCTGCCGTGCCTCAGTCCGCAGACGTGCTTGGAGTGTGTCGTCGTACTGAGCCCGTGCTGCTTTCAGGTGTTCGGTGCGCTTCTTCCGCTCAAGGGCGCGCTGTTTCGCGAGCTTGCGCGCCTCAGCAAGACGAGCGTGATGGCACGCATCGCACCGCAGCGAACCCGATTTGACCTCTTTCGGACAGTCGATGCAGATGCTCATGGCCGTGCTGCCCCTGACCTGAGTTTCACGCTGACCTTGCGCTCATGGCGCTCCTTCGGGTGAGCGTGGCGCTCCACGCACTCGGCGATCGGACCGCCGAGGGCGCGTAGCGCGTTGAGTCCTTCCGCGCGCGGCTTGAGCACCTCTTGGACCTCGATTGCGCGGTCGAGCGCCTCGGGACTGATGACCTGGCCGTCCACGAATTCCTGTAGCTCTGCCCTGAGTGGTGTTGCGTCGTACTCGGTCGGGATTTTCGGCCCGTCACCTTTCAGCTCGAGGTCGCTGCCGTGAAAGGTGTGGCGTGCCTCGCGGTCCATGCGGGCGAGGATCTCCTGGGTGACCGCGCGCTTCTCCTCACGGACACGCTGGTCAAGCTCGCGTGCGTCGAGCAGCCAGTGTCCAAGCTGGTCAGTCGAGGCTTGATCGAGGTCAAGTAGCTCCCCGGTTGCGGGGTGAATGACGAGGCGTGCGAGATCCTCAGTCATCGTGAGCCTCCTGCGCGCTGGGCGATCAGCTCGTCAAGCTTCTCAGCCTGATCCTGGGTAAGTGTGCTGACCGCCTTCGCGACTTCCTGGGCGTCCGCAGTCGGCAGGATCTGCACGCCTGTGTGGGCAAGCAACGCGACCTGCTGGCGCAATGTGAGCCCTGTCTCGGAGAGCACGACGAGCATGTCGATCGCGCCCTGGTCATCGAGGATCAGGCTGTCGGGAGTCTCATCGTCGCCCTGCGCATCACCGTCATCGCCGTGAGAGAGCGGGTCGCCGAACGCATCCTTGCCGCGCTCGGTCAGCCACGTCTCGTAGCGGCGGCGGAGATAATCCAATCCTTGCTGTGTGAAGTCAACACCCCATTTGCCCTCGCTCCCGAAGACGCGCAGCCCACCATCCTCGATTTTCATTCGCGATGCAGGGACACGACTTAGAGACACGCCGACACCGAAATGCACTGCGGCGCGCTTCAAGCTGTCCGAGTAGCGCGCCTTCAACGTCGCGCCCTCCCCCACATCCTCACGAGTAATGCCATCGATCGTTAGCCGGCAAAGCATGTGGTTGCGTTCCCGCTCCTCGAATACGGGGGACCACAGGTGCGGGACGAGCAGGTTCAGCCTGTCGATGACGAGGCCACGATCGATGTAGCAGACGACCTGGCCACCTTCGGGCTTCGTGACGCCTGTCTTGTCTTTCGGCCAGGTCGACTGCACCTTCCACTTGATCGCGAGCGCATCGAACGGACGACGCAGGTCGACCGCTGCCTCTCGCAGCGAATCGAAGGGCGCGGTGCTCACGACCGCACCCCGTCCACCACGCCGAACGCCTTCGCTGTCATAGCGCCGTGCTCGTCGATCAGCCCGGAGGCAACGATCGACGCCTGCGCATTCGACTGGGCTACATCCTCCTGCAACTGCACCTCAGCGGAGGGCTTGCAGTCGCAAGGGCCAAAAGCGAAATCGTTGTGCAACGCACAGTCAGCCGAGTGCCGCCCGTCACCGCAGTGCCCGCAGTGACAAGGCGGCTCGTTCTCGACGAGGAGCGCTCGACCGGCGATCATCGCCGCGACTTTGTACGCCTCGTCGACCGTCAGCTCGCCATCCCCGATGACCTCAAGGAAGATGCGTCCCTGGTCGCCTTCGACTGTGATCGTGCCTCCGCTGGTGGTGCGGATAGGCTTACTGCCGTCCATGATGCGGTCCCCTTTCGACCGTTCGTGGGTGCTGCGGCCCGGAGGACAAGTCCGGGCCGCACTTGTATGAAGGGGTGAATCCAGCAGCGCCAGCCATCACGAGCGTCAGCGCGGGACGACGACGCGGATACAGGTACTCGCGCACACTGGCCTCTTGGCCACGAGCAGGGAGCTTCATGCCGTGGCCCCCAGCTTGTATCGATGGGGGAGATCCCAACCGGCGGCGCGCATCCGCGTCATCTCGACCGAGAGATGACCATGGGTCCATCCGAACGCGGCGCGGATTTCCGGCATCGACCGACCCTCAGCCCACAAGGATTGAAGCTCACGCCAAACTGCCTCCTTCACCGCGACTCGGCACGCGAGGCAAGTGCCGTCAGCCGGGACGCCGACGCCCATCGGACCTCCGCAGGTCCCGCAAACCCGCGGCGGATTGCACCACGTCCACGCCGTTGAGACTGCCACCCCAAGTGCCGCAGCGATCGCAGCGTATGTGGTGCCCGCCGCGTGCATCTCTCGCGCCTTCGTGATCTTCTCCTCGCGTGTCACGCCGCAGCCCTCGTGCGCACGCCGCGTTCGCGATCCTTGGCAGCCTCGCGCCAGCCAGCAAGGGATTCGCGAAGCACGCGACAGACGCTCATGCCGCTTCTCCGAGTTCTCGCTCCCGCTTGCGGCGTGACTCCGTGACGCGCTCGATCTCCGCCCTGTGCAACGGGCAGCCAGCGGCGAACACGAAGCTGCCGTTGCCGATCCCCGCGCCATGCGCGTTGTCCAAGACGGGACAGCTACAGCCCTGCTCGACCGCCTCTGGGCTCCCAGGATTCGGGGCGGTGGGCTCCTCGAAGATGTTCTCTTCACGCTCGCCAGGAGAGCAGTCGTGCCGATCCTCCATGTCAGTGAGCTCGCAAGAGGCGAGCGCTGCTGTGGCGGAGGCGACCGTCACGGGCGCTGACTTCGCCGCGAGCTCAGCTTCGCGGGACTCTCGCTCGTAGGCGAGCACCTTGCCGCGGACGAGCGTGTCTGCCTCTGCGAGCGGCTCGGCGAACTGCTTGAAGTGCCCGTTGATCTCCGACCTGCGCTTCGCCGTGGCGATCTGCGACAGGAGGCCCGTTGCCTTCTGCGCCTCATCGAGGGTACGAACCTCGATCGCCTGGGCCTGCTCGACGAGGCTCGCCGTCTCCCGCGCAACCTCCTGCACCTCGGGGCTCCCAGGATTCGGGACAGTGGGCTCCTCGAAAATGTCCTCTTCACGCTCGCCCGGCGAGCAGTCGTGCCTGTCCTCCATGTCCGTGAGGCGACTCACTGCTCATCTCCGTCATGCCAGTGAGCGAGCACCAGGACGATCAGCAGCAGCAGGTTGAGAAACCCCAATACACCGACGCCGAAGACAATCCAGAAGACGAGCGGGCTCACGAGCGCCTCGCAGTGTTCGACGCGCCGAGCAGCGAATGCAGCGCGCTCGCCGAGTTCTTCGCCATGAGTGACCAGTCCGCAGACTCACGGGCCGTAGGAGCGCTCAACGCTTTCGACAGCGCGTGACGCGTTGCTTCCAGCGCTTCGCGCGATGCCGCGTTCAGATCGATGGAAAACACGCTCACCGGCTCACCTCCTTCGCCTCGTACTCAGAGAGAGCCCGCTTGCCGACATCGGTGGTCGCGAGGATGCGGTCGTGACCGTCCCCGAAGACGCCGGTTTCGCGGAGCGTCTTGCGGGCGACGACATAGCCCATGTTGATGAGTCGCTGGACCACATCGGAGCGTGGGCCTCGCCCCACGACCGCGACAAAATGTGTCGCCCCCCACCAGCGCACCCTTCCGGCTTCGATGGTCGCGAGCGCCCGGTACTGAGGCTCTGTCAGGGCACGTGCAGCCATCACGACCACCGCTCCCACAGATCACGGACGAGTGCCCCTACGGCCATCCCGATGCAAGCCGTGCCGATGCCGGCCAGCCACGCCATCCAGAGGGGGACTGACACATGGCCGGCGACGGTGAGTGCGATCACGACCAGGATCGCAATGAATCCCCCGATCAGTTCGGCGCGCATCAGCGACCGCCTCGAACGAAGACGTGCCCCACGTAGTCCCCATCGTCGAGCTGAAACGTGCCGACGAAACGCTCGCCCTCGACGGGCTCGAACGATTCGCCGGTCATCCTCACGACGAAGGTGAGCTGCTCGGGCCTGCCTACTGAGCCAGTATCGACAGAAGCCCACGCCACGATCCGACCACCACGCTGGACGCCGACGCCCAGAACCTCGGCACCGGGTGGCATCGCGATCTCAGCCTCGCCGTGGTGCGGCAGATGAAACTTCCAGATCGCGCGCATCTCAGGCTGCTTCCTCGTCGCCCGCAGGGTTGAGCGGCTCGTAGAACCACGAAATGTCGCGGCCGAGGATGCGAGCCAGGGCACGGAGTGGCCCAAGTGTCGGGTAGCGACGGTCCTTCTCCCACGCTTCGATCGTGGCTGCGGCGTAGCCAGCCTTCGCACCGAGCTGCGTCCTGGTCAGACCGGCTGCCTCGCGGGCCTCTGTGATGCGTGCTCCGATCCCTGGTGTTTGCTGCATGCCGCACAGCGTACCAGACGAATCGTCAGCCTGTCAAGTTCTCTCCCAGAAGAGCCTTCTGGACGAATGTTCTACTTGCCTGTCGGATCGTCTGTGACATATCGTGGTGCGCGATGGACGCTGAAGAAATCACCAGCATCGGGGGGCGAATCGCAGAGGCACGCCAAAAGGCGCACCTGTCGCAGGCAGACCTGGCCGACGCCCTCAAGGTCCACGTGGACACGATTGCCAACTACGAGAAGGGGCGCCGCAAGCCGTTCGAGGCGATCAGCGACATTGCAGCAGCCACGCATGTGAGCGTCCGCTGGCTCTTGTTCGGCAAGGAGTACGAAGATCGCCTCGACAAGATCGAGGAGGCGATCCGGGAGCTAGCTAGCCGTCTACCGGCTCCGGCTGAGGTGATCGAACAAGCGTTAGATGCCGCTGTCGCGCGAGACGAGAAGACTGCTCAAGACAGCGACGCATCGTCCGGTAATCGTCGTCCTCGGGCAGCAAAGCCGCAAGGCCGTCGCTGAAGCCGCGCGCCACGGCGCCCCAAGCTTCGCGCTTTCTCTGCTGCTCATCGACTTCCTCGCCTCCGGGAAGCTGCTGCATTGCCCCTCCGACGTTGCTCTTCATGGACCCACGGCGTCCTGAAGACGCCCGAGCCGTCAACATGTCAGAAATGAGACGCCCCAAGGCGTGCAATAACTTAAAGTTTCCCTAAAGAAGATCGATGGCCGACGCCCCCAATACGCGCGCGTCAGACCGACGCAAGATCGAACAGCTGATCGACCAGCACCACGACGCCGTGCTGTACCACCTACGCCGTCGCTGCGACGATCCCCTCCTGGTCGACGCCGCCGCCGGCCAGACCTTCATCGCTGCGTGGCAGCATCTCGACGAGCTCCCCGCGAACGCTCGCCCGTGGCTGCTCGGTATCGCGCGCTCCGTCCTGGAGCACCATCAACGGATCGAGCGACGCATGCAACGGCGCCGATGGCCCCCTCGATTCCGACGGCGCACACCGATCGCTCCGATCACCGATGAACTGGAGCTACGGCTCAGGCGAACGCTCCAGCGGCTCTCGCCGAACGACCTGGAGATCCTCGTATTGGCCGAGGTTGAAGGACTGAGCGGCGATGAGCTGCCCTTCGTGCTCGGTCGCAAAGTCCAGCTCGAGCGTGCTCGCCGACGCTTGACCAGGGCCCTCCAGCAGATCGAGCCCGAAGAACGCCCCACGGCCACGCTAAAGCAGGGGACTGTGCGGTGACCCAGGATCGCCACAGTGAGCTGATGCGCGACGCGTTCCCGGACGTCGCCGAGGAGGGCGACGACATGCGAGCGCTCCGAACGCGCCTGCTCGTCCTCCTCTCCGACCCCGACTCGGACTTCGATGTTCGACCACCCAAGCCGCCGAGCGGAGGGCACCGCATCCAGATCGCTCTTCCGCAGCGGCTCCCACGGCCAGCGGCACTCGCGGTAGGAACCGCGATCGTCGTGGTCATCGTGCTCCTGGCGACGCTGCGCAGCTCCCCTTCGGCGCTCGCGCAGAAGTTCCCGATCTTCAGCACCAGCATCCAGCCAGCGCGCGCGGCCCTCGGCGTCATGCCAGCTCCGGGGACCGTTGCGTCAGCCAGCGCGATCCGCACTCCCAACGGCGCTGCGTATGTGATCGCGTCGGCGAACGATCGAGAACTGTGTATCTCGGTGCCGGCGACGTCGCTCCGAGCGTTGCTCGAAGCGCTCGAAGGTCCGCAAGCTCCTCCCGCCGTCCGGTATGTCGGCGGATGCGTCCCAGTGGCGCGCGCGGAACACAAGGGCGCCATCCTGACGAGCCCCCTAAAGCATCATCGGGGCGCAGAGGTCGTGGTCGTGCTGCCAGCCAACGCAAGCGAGCCGGTCATTCGTGCTGAAGATGGCAACACGACGCAGGTGAAGGTGGAGGATGGAGCCGCCGTGACGAACGTGCTCTCACCCTCCACCTTGGAATACGAGGTTCACGGGACGCTCGTCTCAGCGACGATCGACGCGCACCCGCGCCACCCTCTCGTCGTGGTCCCGGAAGACCACTAGCCTCACGGGTACAGGTAGCCGAAGACTTTCCTGGTTCCGTTCGGGCCTGCGTTCTCAATCGCCGCTGTCCCGGTGCCGTCTTTTTCGAGGTAGCCCGTATTCGCCTCGCATTCGATCGTGCGACAGTTACCGCCCTGCCGTTCGCCGCCAGCTTCGATCGCGATATTGCTGTAGGCATCTGTGGTGTGACCGATCGCGCGCCGAATCGAGGTGCGTTCCTGGCTTTCGCAGGCCGCGCCTTCGACCTTCGAGATGTTTTCGCAGAAGGGGCCTTCGAATGCGGATGTCGATCGCGCGCCGAAGGCCAAGAGGAGGACGAGCCCCGTGCCGAGCACTGCGAGGAGCCATCGGGCTGTGTCTGCATGAGCGCGCATCAGCGGCCTCCTTCCTCGTAGGTATGGGTTGCCCCGTCGGTGGTCCACCCGAGCGACCGAACGGTGCGGCCGTCTGCGCTGAACTCGAACCCGTTGTCAACGACAGGGATCGCTTCCGCTGTGCCGTCCGACCAGGTCACGTTGATCGACTCGACGTTGTTCTCTGCGACGCCGGCCCACTCCGTCGGCTCCGGCAGTTCTCCGGGTTGGAGCGGTTGAGCGTTTCGTTCAGTCACGGAGCCGACGACCAGCGGTTCGTCTTCCAGCCGTTCGGGCGACGCACACGCGCTAGCCCCCTCTTCGCCGACCTGCACACAGTCCTGTGTCGGTGTGATCGAGGCCCAGACTCGCTGCGCTGCCGTCGAAGGCCCGACGCGCCGCACAACGCCCGTCAGCAGCGTTTCCCCAGGCACTTCGTCTTGTGCGGTCGCTCCGCGTTGGAAGACCGCAGTGTGGCCGATCGCCGCTTCCTCAGCTGGTGTCGGTGCCTGCTGGGCGCTCTCAGCCGAACCGCCCAACGTGTACGTCAACGCTGCCGCGACGATGACCACCGCTGCGAAGATGTGTCTTGCCTTCATCCCGTTCCCTTTCGTTCGTCCGATGAACACTGGCCGCGGCCCAGGAATCCGATGTGGCTCCCTACCCGCCGGTCAGCTTGCCTCTGACGCCGCGCAGCCAGTCCAAGCGCATGCGCAGCAGATCACGTTCTGCCTCCTTGGCGATGTCCCCTTCGGGATCTCGAAGGGCTGCAAGGTGCCGCTCGCACTCGACCTCATGGCCCCAGAGCGTCGCGAGCACAAGAGGCATCTCCTCGGCGGTGCAGAGCGCCACCTGCGCAAACAGGCGATCCCACGCCCCATACGTAGCGGACTCGGCGAACCACTGCCGGCGACGCGCGACACCAGCTCCGGTTGCCGCCCAAGAGCCCTGCGAGTCTTCGACGATCCACCCGAGCTCAGCCAGCCGCTGGGTCGTGCGCCTGACCATCGGCGCGCGATAGTCCAGCGCTGCGAGCCGGCGGCGGAGGCGACACCCCAGATCCCACGCGGTCCCTGGCTGCTCGACGATGAGCGCCAGGACGATTTCGCGTCCCAGTCCCCTTTCCGACCCTCCTCCCGTCATGTTCGCGACCGTAGCATCGCTGGTTGGCTCATGCGATCTCATTCGAACGTTTGACACCGCTCGTCAAGCATGCTGCACCCGCGAGATTTGGCTCTGGCACTGGGCTGCGACAGTCGTCCTACGCTCGCAATGCTGGCTGCACGGTCCGCAACGCGACCGCTATCTACACGGAGAGCCCCCAGGCTCAGGTCGGGCGCTGGGGGCTCTCGCGGGGTGTCAACGCCGAGGTCTGCCGCTGACAACTGTATGGTAGACGATTATCGGCGCCCAGAACGCAAGAAAGCCCCCCGACCCAGTGAAGGGTCGAGGGGCTCTCGGAGAAGATTTGGAGGGCGGCTGGTCTTACTCGGCGAGTAGGTCCAGTGCCTCCCGGTTGCGCTCAACGGCAGTCCGAAGACGCTCCTGGAAGTCCTTGTCCTTGCGCTTCTGTGCGATGCGCTCAGCGATAGCGTCACGGATCACCTCCGACACGGAGGTCTGGTCGGCCATCGCGACAGCATCGAGCGCACGGGCTTGGTCCTCTGGGAGGCGCAAACTCATGGCTCTTGTCTCGGTCGACATTGCTTCTCCTTGGCTCGGGTTACTGATACCACCATACCACTGTTCGGCAAAAACGCAAGGGAACTTTACGTATGCAAGATACCGTGATATACTAATACTGTGCTTGAGATAGACGACTTTCTACTCGCGGCAGAACAAGCCCTCGGCATCGACGCCGAGCGCCTGATCCCTGTCACGAAGATCCCTCTCGCGGAGAGTGCGCTCGCGGCCCCACACGCATCGTTCGGAGGGCACGAGTTCTACCCCGGCATCGTCCAGCAAGCAGCCATCCTCGCCTCCCGCATCATGCGCAACCACCCCCTGCCGGATGGCAACAAGCGCGTCGCCCTCCTGCTCACCGAAGTTCATCTCGCCGAGCATCATCTGAAGATCACCGCGACCCCGGAGGAAATCAACCGCACCTTCCGCGCCGTCGCCGCGAAACGCATGACAGAGGACTACTTCACCATCTGGATGCAAGAGAAGACCAGGCCCCCACTCGAGGGTCCTTAACGTCGAAGAGGCCCGCTGCCGAAGCAACGGGCCCCTCTCGAAACGACTGGCTGCTGCGCTGGAGGCTAGCCGGCGGCGCCGATCACTCGACGCTCGACGCGGTAGCTGCGCCCGAGCCACATCCACCAGCGGATGAACACTGGCTGCCATCCCGTCCCGTGCTGCTCCTCGACGACGGTCGCGAACTTCGTCGGGACGAGCTGACGGAGCCTGCGGATCTTGCGGATCACATAGGCCGTGCGTGTCTCTTGGTAGTCCATGTGCGTTTCCTTTGGTTGTGGTCTATCTGAGGGTCCAGAAGCCGATCTCTCGCCGGCCCCACTCATCGCATGCGGCTTCGCTGGAGTTGTAGATGTCGAGTTCCGAGCCCCAGCCGATGTGGTCGAGGACGATGAAGTGCCGCTTCCCGAACGCCGAATGGTCGAGCAGAATCCTCGTGCCGATCGGCAGGAAGTTGTTTGCGACCTCGCCGAGGAACACCGGGCGGCCAGAAGCCGTGATCGACCCCTGGTCGTAGCACGTCGAGCTGACCGTGTAGTGGACGAGCCGCTGCTCTATGCGATGCGCCACGTCCGGTCTTCGTTGGGTGCGACTTCTTTCGCGGTCGTCCACCTGCTGACGTATTCCGTCGAGATGACCGTTCGGTTGGGGCGACGGATGAGCCACCACGCGAGCTTGCACCTGCGGATGAACCGGGTGGCCGAGCGCCAGCGCGGTCGTGATTGCAACGATGAGAGAGCGGATTGCATCTTGCTCCTTTCTCGCTTCGCCACGGCGCAATGCCGAGGCCGGTTACGCCGCGGTGAGCGCCGACGTCATCCCGCTGTCACGACAGCGAGGTAAGCTGAGGCAATGGACGACTGGACCTGCGCGGATCTCGCCGCTGCCCTCCGCGCCGAAATCGAACGAGACACACGCATCCTCGTCCGCGTCTCCGACGAGAAGCTGCTCTACGCAGCCTTCGAGCCTCTCCTGCGAGCACGACGTAGAGTGCTCGAAGCGCAGGCGGCAATCGCCGAGCCAACGAAACGCGCAACGGCAGCAGTAGACGCCCTCTGTGAGCAACTGCGTCGACTGCGCGACCTCGAAGTCGAGGAGGCGCTGCAAGCACAGTGTGCGACCCTCAAGACGAACCTCCTGCGTCTGCACGATTCCGAGTAGCGCCTCCCCGTCGTCAGGTAGACGGGGCTCATCGGCGCATCTTCACGAGCACGTCGCTCGGTGGCCGTGGCGGCGATGGCATCAGCGGCTGATCGAAGCGCTCCTCGGCGAGGAGGAGTGCCACGCGCTGCTCGTACTCGTCAATCTCGATGCTACCGCCGACGTACATGCTGCGTAGACGCTGCCCGTGCGTCTCGACGGGTCGTCTGGTCGGCGGCGCGTGCCCCATGCTCGTTGTCTCAGGCTAGTTCGCTGCGTTTGACGTGCAGCTGCGTCTCGCACGCTGTCGCGCAGTCCCCGGATGTGGTCGCCCGGAACTGCCATGAGCCGCCGGCACTGAGCTGCAAGGCGTGCGCGTAGACACCCTGGGCTTCGCGGACGGGCTCAACGGTCTGCGCCGGCTGCTGCGGAGCCTTCACGGCCAGTGCGACGTCTTCGGCATCCACGGGCTTGCCGTCGTGGTCCACCACTCGGATGAGTACCGCGATCGTCACGCCCTGCGTGACCTGTGTGAGCTTGCCCTTGTCGAAGGTGATCGAGAGGGCATGCACCCGCTGGGTTGGCGGCGGGGTGATCTTGCGGACGCGGACGCTCATGCTTCCAGAGACTGTTCGATTGTGATCGGGATCGTGCCCTGGTTCGGAAAGAAGCTGACCTCTCCCTCGCTCCACGTAACGCGGACTTCCATCTCTGCGGGACCTGCGGTCACCGTGACTTTTTCCAAGGGGATGCTGAGTTCCCCAGTGGCTTCTTCGGAGACCGTCGCATCGACTTCTATGAGGATGCTGCCCTGCTTGATGAGGGCGACGATCGATTCCGCCTCCCCGAGGTTTTTCACGGGTTCTTTGACAACGGCGTCTTCCAGCACGGCCGCAAGCGGCTTGTACGTTTCCCCGGTCTTCAATACGGTCGGTTCACTCATTTGGTACTCACGCTCGTTTCGCGAGGAGACAGGACAAGGCTGGCGTCACGGTCTGCTAGGTCAAGGGTAGTCGCACGATCAGGTAGCTCAACGCCAGATCCGCGGGCTGGGAGATTCACGCCAGCTCCACGGGCAGCAAGCGTCAGAGCAGTACTCCGTGCAGCGACCGCCAGGCCGGTGCCGCGCGGCAACAAGATCAGCAGGGTAGGACGTTCGAGGGGCGGTGGAGCCGCGGAGTGATACGTCCATGTCGCCCGCGCCGACATATGGCCAACAGTGTTGAATCGGACGGTGCCAGACCCAGACCACTCAGCGCTCGCCGACATGCGCCCCGACCCGGTGAACCCGACGGTTCCCGTGCCCGTCATGGCCGCCGTCGCGGCCAGCGAACCGGAGCCGTTGAATCGTGTCACACCATGCCCAGCCACATTCCCAGCCGCGAGCAACGCGCCCCCACCGGCATACCGAGCGAACCCAGACCCCGACCATGCGCCACTTGCGCCCAGGTCAGCACCGCCATTGTGCCTCGTGATGCCATCCCCCGTCAGGCTCGCCAGTGCCGCAAAGGACGCCGCACCATTCAATCTCAGCACGCCACTGCCTGCCAGGGCCGCAGCCGCAGCCATGGAGCCAGCACCATTGAACCGCACGCTACCCTCACCATCGCTGCTCGCGGCAGCCGTGAGCGCACCGGCACCATTCATCCGCTGACTACCAACACCCGCGGCGCTTGCATGCGCGGCCAGCGTCACAGGGGGACCTTCGATGACTTCGCCCCCTGCGGGCAGCAACGCGATCAGCTCTTGCGACCATTCATCGGTGCTGTCATGGGCGGGCGCGGTTGGTTTCACCGCCCCGGTCGAGCCGGAACCCGTGAACAGCTTGTCGCTAAACAGCCATGATTCCTGACTTGACCGTGACGTGAAGCCCGAGGCAACGGTCCACTTGCCTTCCTCGTTCAGGCACGCGATGGCTACCACCATCTCGCCCGCTTCTTTGAGCGTGATAGTTTCGGTAGGTTCGCCTTCACTGAACTTCTTCTTACCGCCCGAACTTACATCAATCGGTGACCCCGATGTCACGCAGCCGCGGTATGCCTCTACCCATGCTCCGAAAAAGTTCTTGGCGGACCATTTAGCTTCCCATTCGGTACCGGACGTATAACGCATCCAGTACAGCGCGATTGCTACTTCACTACCCATCTCCGTGGAGGCAATAAGTGTCCAGTCGCCTGGCGTCGTGAACGTCGGTTTTCCACCAACGACGACCCCGGTGATCAGGATGTCATCGGCTTCTACGCCTGCTGGCTTTTTCAGCTTGTAGGAAGTCGCTTCTTTGCTGAAACTGACTGGTTCGCCTGCGCCAGCGACTGCTGTGATCGCCATTAGCTCAGCGTGAATGTCAATTCTTCATTACCGATACGGTATTCATCGCCCGTCTTCACCGTCCGGTAGTCAGCCTCCTCCAAGCTCTCACGCCACCGCAACGTCCCAGCCGTTTTCGCGGTGAATACACCATACCCCTTGATTTCGCCCCATTCCGCTGAGGCTTTCGCATAGTCAAGCGCACCATCGTTCTTGCATTCCTCGTTCGCGGGGCTAGTGATGGTCAAGGGCTGGCGTTCATAGGCGCCGCCGGATACCTCGACGCCGCCTTCGCCTTTTTCGTTCGGGACCGTGGTGAACAACGCCACGTACGTCGAGTCGAGGCTGTTTTCAAGCAGGCGGTCAGACTCGCCGGTAATTAGGTTTTCGCCCATCTCACACCTCCATATCCGCGATGACCGCCCAACAGCAAAGATCCGAGCCGAGCGCGGCGCAGCAGCCATCGTCTTCGTAAATCTCGTCCGCTTCGGCCTTCTCTTCCTTCAAGGTCCCGGCTTTCACTTCGGGATCCGAGGCACAGCGGATCGACAGCCAGCACGGTGCGTGCTCGTCGAGATCCCGGCAGGCGAGCGCGAGCGCCCCGAGGTCCATCTCCTCCATGACCGCTTCCGGATCGGCCTTCACGACACCGTACGGGTCGCCTGGCGCCGCGAACGCGAAGTAGTCGACGCTCTCGTCGTTGCCCTCCGTGTGGACTACCGGGAGTCTCGTCGCGATCGGGCTGAGCCGCTTCGCGTTGACCGGGATCAACGTCGAGGCCGCGAGCGCAAGATGCGGCCCAGGTGTGTACGGCGTGCTTTCAAGACGCTCATGGGCGAATGCTTCGTCCTTGAACAGCTTCGTGTAGTTCAGCTGCACCGTGCTGGTGACGAGCACGTCGCCCTCGACGACATCCGGGCCGACGCCACCTGCGGTGCCGGTGTCGATCGCGAGCTGGCAGCCCGTCTCCGTGATGATCTGCCGCCACAACGCCCGCAAAGGCATCGTCACATCGTCCGTCGCCGGATGCAGATTCGAGCCGAACAAGAGCACGCGCTTGCCGTTGATCGTGACCAGCGCATAGGAGCCAAGCGCCTGCTCCTCATGGGCTGGCGAGCGATCAGTCAGGTGCAGCTCGAAGGCGTCCCATTCGTGCGTGTATGGCTTCCATGTGGTGTAGTGGTAGCCGGGGGTCAGCGTGTCCGCGAGGGCGTACTTCTCGGCGGCCGTGAACGTCATCACCACCACATCCGCCGCCGGCAGTGGGTCTTCGGGCTTCGTGACCGTCCCAATCCACTCGGGCGCAAGGCCCGCAGGGAACGGGATCGCCTCGAAGTCATAGCGAGACGGCTCTGCGGTGATCCGGTCGAGAACAGGGTCGCTCATCGGTGTTCCTCTCGTTCAGCGAGCAGCAGCTTGGCTTGCTCTTCAACATGCTTGTGGTAGAGCGGCAGCAGCTTGCGCTTGCCCCACGCGTACGCGCAGCCGCTGAAAGTCGCCCACCCGATCGCGGAGCCCAGGAACGACTCCGCGACCCACTGCCAGTTCACGAGCCGTAGCCGCCGACGAGCGAGCGGAGCTTCGCGAAGTCCACGATCCCCAATGCGAGAACCGGTTCGGGGAGCTCGCTCTCCCAAGCGTGGGGGACGAACGCGAGGTACTCGTCTACATACGTCTTCTCCCACGCCTCGACGGCTTCCTGCGGCACTCCCCAGGTGAGGAACTTCGCGATCTTCCGCAGCCTGGAGAGGGCCTTCCAGATCGCGTGGCCACCCTCGATCGGTGAGCCTTTCACAACAGTCCAGGGCTTGCCTTCCTGGAACTGGCGCATCGCGCTTTCCGGCACTTCAACCCCCGTGGAGAGACCGCCGAACAGCTCCATCGCAACCTGCTGCGCATCATCGTCCTCGACCGACACTGCCGCGAAGGCGTCGATGTCCGGCGCCGGCTTCTCGACGGTGCCAAGCAAGCCGATGGTCTGCGCGTATTCCGCCGCGGCGACCAGCGTCCAGCCCTGGTCGCTGCCCGGCTTGTCCCGCCGCCAGCCGGACGCTTCGTACATCCGTTCGATGTCGGCATTGGTGATCGTCACCGCTCCTCCGATCAGCGCACTGAAGATCATCCGCCCGTGCGCCACGCTCGCGCAGGTGCAGTCGCCAAGCTGGTCGTTGAGAAACATTTCCCACGCCTGGATCAGCGTCGTGTAGTCCACCAGCGGCTCCTCGCGGATCACCGACTTGCCTTCCCCGATCACCGCGAGTGCCTTCTCGATATCCACGAAGTCGCGGACGTTCACCGTGAGCTTGTCCACTGAGCGCTCACTACGCCCAAGCGCAAGGGTCTGCGGTCTAAGCGGATGCGGGTTAGCGACCGGGATCGAGAATGTCTGCATCTCAGGCACCCTTCCCGCCGATCGCCTGCGCGAGAGCCTTGATGCTCGACTGTGCGATCACGACAGGCTTCTGTTTGACTTCCCCCAACTCAGATGGCAGGAATGCCGGCGCGATGTTGCGCGACCACAACGCATGAGCAATCTGCACCCCGGCCAACACCACCGAAGCCGCGATAGCAAGCACATGTGACGCCGTCGCATCTGAGATCAACGCGAACGCGACGATCAACGCTACTACCTGGCCGATAAGCGCAAGGACCGCGGTTGCGATAGCGGACGGTTCGATCTGCCCAGTGTGGATCGAGTTGGCGATCAGCCCGACGACGACGATCCCATCGGTCGTACAGGCGATGATGACCCCTTCGATATGCGGTCCGAAGATGCCGAGGCCGACCGCGAGGCCCGCGAGAGCGGTAACGACCGCGAGGATCATCGCAGTCTTGGATGAGGCTTCCGCCTGCACAGCGGTGCGAACAAAAGACATGTACTGCTCCCTTCAGGAGTGAGCGAGTTGACGAGAACGACGAGTGAGACGAGAGCCCTTGCGCAGCTCGCGCCGACACTCAGCCTTGTGTGAGGCGAGACGCTTGACGCCGTGCAGCGCCTGGTGGCATTGCTGCCGGTGCCTGTGGGCGCGGAGCACCCGACGTGTGCCTTCGACACGCGGCAACTCCACGGTGCGGCCGTAGGAGAGCTTCAGGATGCCTGTGGCGACGTCGCGGTCGACTTCGTGTTTGCCGCCGACCCAGCTCGCGAAGCCCACCTCGTACTGCCACGCAACCCACGACTGCCAGCCCCACGCGACCGCCGGCACAAGCACGCCATAGTCCGCGACCCACAGGCCAGCAGCACAGTGCGGCACCCCGGCAAGCCAGAGCCCCGGTGCGGTGTAGACGATCACCTCGCGCCAGCCAAGTGTCTTGCGTAGCGCGCTCACGGCCGAGCAGACCTGCTGGTAGCTCTCGGGGACCTCGGCGTCGAGCACGGCCGGAAGCGTCCTGTCGCCGATCCCGGATGTCTTGATCGCCGTGGCGAGCGCACGGGCCTGCTGGACCCCATCACCCGGTCGTAGGAAGAGATAGGCGCCGTGCGGGATACGAAGGCCGACGAGCTCCCGCCAGTTCGCCGCGAACGTCGCGTCGCGGAAGCCCTGGCCGTCGCCGAACTGGGCGTAGGCCCACCGGACACCCGAGCGCTTCGCGGCACTCCAATGCACGGAGCCCTGGAAGTCCGAGACATCGACGCCCTGCGCCCCGTGCGGCGTGCTCGAGGTCGGCGGTCCACCGAAGCTCAACGGGACGCACACGCTCGGCTGGAGTGCGGGCACGGGAGGGTTGCAGGCGGGTGTTACGAAATCGGTGTTATGAAATCGACTCGCAGGCGCAGGCGCAGCAGAGACAAGCTGAGCAATCACGCCGAGGACGAGCAGGAGCAGGAGCGCCATCAGGCGCCAGAGATGCTTCATCGGGACCTCCAGAGGGGTCGAGGGGTTGTGCGGCGGCGCGTCCGTCCAGTCGCTCTCTCACGACCACCGTCAGAGACGGTCTTGTGTGGCCGCTAAACGGGGTGGCTACGCGCGCTTCTCTGCGACTCGGCCGCGAGCATGTGCTTCAGCGATGTGCTTTGCCGTGACCGGCTCACCCGGCCTATGGGCTACTGCTCCCGGATGATGAGTGCGGCAAGCCCTATAGGCCGTGCCGGGGACTGCGTGCCCGAGTTTCGAGCAGCCATCCACATGGCATTCGAGGTGCGCTCGCCACGGCCGGATTAGCTTCTGCACGACGAGGAAGAACACGGCGAGGTCGATCAGCTTGAAGACCTGGCCGCCCCATTCACTTGACGCCCAGTTGTAGGCGTCCGGGTTAGTCCAGAGCCAGCTCACGCTGCCAACGACATGGATCATGGTTTCAGCCCGACGACCCGATCGGCCTTCGCTTTGCAGTCTTCGACCGGGGCGAGCGCATTCACGACAAGGACGACGGCGCCACGCGCCTTGCGCTGCTGAGCTCTCGGGAGCCTGCGTCCCTTGACGAGCAGCCCGTCGAGGGTCTTGACGGCCGCGTGGTGATGATCGTTCTGCGCCCGGCAGCTTTCCAAGGTCGTCCTGCGACGGTCTTCTTGGATCGCGCTCGAGATCTCCTGCGCGACCTGTGCTTGTTCGAGAGCGACGCTCGATCGCTGTTCAGCACGCCCCGACCGTCGTTCGGCGTGCGCGCTGGTGTGGATGACGCCCGCAAGCGTCAAGCTCACTAGTAGCGCGGCTGCGGTGGTTGCTAGCGCGAACGCGAACGCGAGAAGTACATGCTCACGTCTCATCAGAGCGCCCCCGTCAAGATCAACGGCAAGATCGCGGCCAGGAGGATCGTTGCCGAGCCGATCGCAATCTCGATCGCCTTCGTCCGCCTCGTCCGCCGCTCCTCCTCGGCCTCCGCCGCTTCATCGTCGCGCTGCCTCGTCAGCTCCTCGACCTTCTCCGACACAGCCTCCTGCTCCCCGCGCCACTGCTCGAGCTTGCCGATCCTGCCGTTGGTGCGCTTCGCCTCACGGTGGATGTCCTCCAGTGCCTGGTCCTGGCGATCCAAACGCTTGTCAAGGCTTGAGAAGCGTTCCCGGAGGAGCGCGAGGATCTCGCCTTCCGCTGCGGCCATCAGGCGCACCTTCTCTTGACCGTCTCAGGCATGCAGTTCTCCTATCCCAACAGGGCGAATCGTGCTACGGTTCCCGGTCATCCCCGAGGTCCAACGAGGAGGCACCAAGACGTGTCGTGGCTCATCGCGATAGCCGTCGTCGCATTCATCATCTGGCTCGTAGCACGGGTCAACAAGGCGAAGGACCGTACGCTACGCGCAGCGCCGCCCGGCAGCACGCGCGTAGAGGCGCTCAAGGCAGCCCACGTCAGCAACACCGTCGATCAGTATGCGCGTGCCGGTTGGGCTGTCGTAGGCCAGTCAACCGCGAAGTCTCTCGGGTCGCAAGCTCGCGTCACGGTCACCTTTCGCAAGGAGCGCTAGCGGATGCGCGGACATCCGGTCCTAGGCGTGTTAGCCGCGATCATCGTCATCGGGGCGATCATCGGAGCCGCCACCAAAGGAGGCCAAAGCGGTGGCAGTCCGCACGCGGCATCCCATCATGCGCGGCGAACCCTCAGCCACGATCCGCTCGCCCACCACCGTGGCTATGCCGGTCTTGGCGCAACGCGAGCCGCATTCGACGCTGGCAACAACGTCAGCGAACCTGCGAACCCGGCAGCAGCGCCCGGCGTGTTCTGGTACACGGTTCTAGAAACTGACGCTGCTCATCGCGTCGTCGCCTACCGTGTGAGTGGTGTAACCGAACCGCCAATGAGCGCAAGAGCGTGGCTGACACTGGGGGGCGGAACGATGCTGCCAGGACCCTACGTTGCGCCCATCAGGACCAGTCGCAATTGCTACGTGTGGCGCGATAAGGCTCTTCAACGCCTCACCGGCGACAGCTACGCCGTGTCCTTCACGTACCCCGAACCTTCCTGGGTTGAAGTGTTTGCTCAACGCAAGCCAGAATGCCCGTGAAGCGTGTCGCTCTCATCGCTGTAGTAGCCCTTGCGTGGCTCCCAGGCATCGCGTCGGCGCACGGTCGCCCTTACGCGCTCTCGCACCCTCGACATGAACACTGTCGGGCACACTTCACGAAGCTCGTCATGCGTCATACGCGACACCATCGCCGCGTAATTTGCCTCCCAGCGGAATCACCCACGCGACTCTTGCGGTGGCCCACCTATGACAATGTTGGCCCCAATGCAATCGGGGATTGCGAGTTCGCGGCTGCCGCCGACTGGATCATCGCCACAAAGCACGTCACACCCCCCGAAGCCGAAGTGATCGGTGACTTCTATGCTGCTGGGGGCACCCCGGAAGGAGGCACCGACGAACTAAGCAATTGGTGGACATTTCATGCCATCGATGGCTACTCAGAGCAGCTTTCTGTTGCGCCTGGTGACATCGCGCGTAGCGCGATTGAAGCGCAGACGATGCCGACGATCACCGAGATGGCCCTCCCTAACGGAACTTCCCATATGATCCTTACACTGGGGCCAACCACCGACGGCGTAAGAATCGTTACCTGGGGCAGTGAATCTCTAATGCGTTGGCCCGAATGGGAGCAACGCGCCCGGATCAACCTCCAGGTTGACCCCTCCCCCAATTAGCTAGTTCCCATCACTATGAACATAAACGGACAGTCAAGGAAGTGTTTTGTTTCGGTGCCTTCTAGGCTGTAGGTCGAGAAAGTCATATGGGACTTGGTTCGCGCTTCCCAGCCCCAGCTTATGGGATGGCTGCCATTTGAAGTTTCAGGAGCGATTAGGAGCCCATACGTTTCCGACGCCTTTTCGACATCCCAAACGAGTTCGTAATGGCCCGTCGAAATGTGTTTGAAAGTATAATCCCCAGATCCGGTCTTTAATTCAGTGGCGCCCTGGATAAGGCCCCACGACAGGAAGCTCTGTGTGCTGCCCGTCTCCTGACGCACGGTCCCTTCGCCGAGCTTCGGCCCCGTGACGGCTCCAGCCTTGAGCATCGCTGCGAGTACCGTTTCAGCACCCAACGGCAACCCAAGCACAGCCCGTTTCGCGACTTTTTCGATGTCAGCGTTTTCCAGCGATGTCGCTTTCGCTGGCACGAGAATGTAATCCAGCGCCATCGCCGATGTCGGTAGCGCCGGCTCCCCATGCGATGCCCGATTCGCCAACGTCGCCCCCGAAGTGGGTGTGCCTTCGAGGTAGGTGATGGCGTATTCGTTGCTCGACCCGTGGTACGCCTCGTCCAGTATCTGCGCGCACAAGCAGTCGATCCGCGGGTTCGTCGCGTTAGCCGCCGGGACTTTTGTCGTCAACGTCGAAGTCACCCGAATATAGTTAGGCCCCCCGGACGTGGAGTACGCCTGGTCAACGATCACCTCACCCGGAGCGGTTTCCAGGTTCATGCCGGTCCCTGCGGTCGTAGCCAGATCGGTGGCGCCGACAAGGCCGCCCTCCACCGAGCCGATCGAAGATCCACGTTCCAGTAGGACGCCCAGCGTCGCACGACGCAAAACCTCCGCCCCGTAGCTACCGGCCTGAAGTGCGAAGCCTTCAACCGCCATGCCGTGCCCCCTTCAACGCATCGATCTCAGCCTGCATCCGTGCCAGCGTCACACCAAGAGACGGCTTGAGCGGTGGCCCCTTCACACGATGCGACCGCAACTGCCAGCCAAGCCCCACCACAGCATCCCTCGCAGGCGTCGGATCATCCCCGTCGCTCTCAACCGTCAGGAACGCGACGGCTTGACGGCCACGCTTCCCCGTCTCGCTCTTGCGACCAGCTAGCCCGTGGCTGTGCGTGGCGTCCGTGACAGTGAGGCCAGCAGCCGCTAACGCGGTCTTGGCCTGTTGTGCGGTTGTCTTCGGACCCGAGAGGACCACGATTAGCTTCATCTCATCCTCCTACTAGAGCTTTTTCCAGACGCCAGTTGACTTCGACGCGATACCCCACCCCGACAGGCCAGTTGCGTTGCCAGCGTTGTCATAGGCGACATTGCCGATGATCGCAACGCACTTTTCTTCGTAGAAGTGACCTTCGCTGTTTTCCTCAGCGAGGTTCACTGGTTCCATCACATACTGTGTATTAGCCGCGCTCGCGGCACTCGCTGTGCGCTTCGCGTCTGAGAGCTGACGACCAAGCCAGTGCGCCGGTGGCCTCGGATACCCAGGCATCAGACAGCCGGAGCGATAGCTTCGAGGTACGGCGGCTGAGAGAACATGAATTCCGTCATGGCATCCCCCTGGTCAGCAACGGTCGTCTTCCAGCCGGTGATCCGCCACTCCTGATCCAACCCTTCTGGGAATTCCGGGTCGAACACCTGGCCGTCCGGGCCGAGTGCTGGCATTACGATCCTCACATCGTCACCGACGATGTAGGAGCCTAACGGCAGATGCGGGTCAAAGGCGCTCAACGTCACCGTCGGTGTGACTGGCGCATAGCTATACATCGCTAGGTCGCTCACCCCTATCTGGCTGAGGATGCTCGTGATGTGCTGCGACTGGATCTGCGCACGGCTAATCACACGCTCCCACAACGGATAGCCCTGTTCCAACGGGTAAATGTTCTGGTCGATGACAAGCGCCCCGGAGCCACCGATCTCGTACACCTGGTTCGCGGCTTCACTGCCGTCCTCCGGAAAACTGTATTTCCGTGCGGTCGTCAGGTCGATCGTCAGATGGTTTTCTTCAACGGTCCTTCCCCTGCGTGGATGGGACACGTTGATCGTCCCGATCGGCGGGGAGCCCGGACCATCGCTGTAGGCCAAGTCCACACCGATGTCTGGGGCGACACCGAGCCCGAGCTGCGCAATCTGACTCACAATCGATTCGATCGTCTGCGCGCTCGTGTACGGGTAGGTCATCGCAATCCAGAACTCTTCCGCCGCTGCAGGGCTCCCACCGGAAGGAACCTCACCGTTGAGCAGCACTCCGAGGCCCCCGAGCAGATCTCCGTACGGCATGCTCCTGTGGTTGCTGTACCCGATCGCGTCCTCAAGGAGCTGGCAGACGATCAGGGACGCATCCCACGGCGTTTGCGGCCACAGGCTCATCGGTGTGAGGCCAGTGATCCCCGAATACGGCGGTGCGCTGTAGTCGGTCGCTTGGACGCGCTGCGCGAAGTACGCCCAGGTGCTCGAGCACGACGGTTCCATCGTGCCCGTGGTGCTCGTCGGCGTCGAGTCGACATTTGGCTTGCGTGGCAGCACGATGCCGTCCGCGACGATGCTGCCCTTGTAGTCGGCGACGATCAGCGTGCGGTTCGGGATTGTGCATGCGCGGGGGTTCGTCTCTCGCACCCGCGGGTCTCTTGAGTCGATGGTCCCTGCCAGTGTGCCAGCGGCATTGAGCTGCTGTCCGAATGACACAGTGCGCAACGGCACCTGTCCAACGAACTTGCCCGAGAGGAGATCATAGGCGTAGTAGGAGAATGGACTTGCGGGTGTCGTCGCGAACGCCATCACAATATCCGTGCAGACGCCCACTGCACAGTTAGTTCGCCTTCGCCCGATGTGGAGGTGAACTGCAACGATGTCGTACCGGGTTCAAGGACCCACCATTGTGAGCCGATCGCGAGCGCGTCCAGGCGGTCAGAGCCTACGGTCGTCCCTGCCGTGTAGTAGGTCACTGTGTGCATATCCGTATCGACCACCAGACGGTCCCCGGCGTTGAGTGCGATGTTGAACGTCAACGCGGGAGCACCCGGTGCCGTCGCATTCGTCACGGACGGGTTCAAAGACGGTCCTTCGATGACAAGGATCGGCCTCGTCTCGATGGTCCCGGCGTTGACGACCTGGAGCGCCCCGACCTCGCTACCGCCACCAAACCCCAGGTCGAAGCCGAACGGGAAACTAAAACCCGAGGATTCGCCTGTCGTACTCGTCGAGGCCGCTTCGGTTGGTCCGTACCAGCGAGGGTCAGCCGCCGCGAACAGCAGAGTGACTTCCGCCAGTCCACCAAGCGCATACGTAATATCGACCGGCATCTGGCGCTTACGGACCCTCGCGAGTGTCGCCAGGGTCCCGTATCCCGGCAGCCCCATATACAACGGGAGCTCTTCCATGCCCGAGGGAAGCGTCGCGCCGGCTAGCTTGGAGCCCGCTTCGGCTTCGAAGTCGAGTTGCAGGTCCCCGGTGATCGTGATTTCACGCCCCCCCATCACATCCAGCCCGGTAAACAAGCCGTGGTCACGGGGCCGCCCGGAGTCACCCGAGCGGATCGTGGGAAGATCGATCCCTTCGATCTTCTTCACCTCCAACGCGCAGCCGGGACCAAACGTGTAGCCCTGGAACTGCCACTGGTATGGTTCGAGGGTAGGCGGCTCAACGCCGTATTCCGGAAACGCCACTGCCCACCCCCTGCGAGACTGTCATGCGGGAACTTGGGTGCGGAGCGCCCAGCCGACCTCTGACGCGATAGCAGCCGAGTCAGTCAGCGGGACCCCAGTGATATTGATCACCGCGCCGCTGCCAGCGAACTGGGTCTGCGCCTCCTCGCGCGTCTTTTCGACCAGCGCCTTCTGTTCAGCTTCATTCAACGCAGCTTTGTTCTTCGCCTCCGCCAAGGTCTGTTCAGCGCTCGCGAGCACGACCGAGGCGTTACCCTGTGCTGTCGAGAGCGCGTTCTGAGCTTCCTGCTCGGCGACCGAAGCATGCCCTTCGGCCTGGGAGAGCGTGCTCTGAGCACCCTGGATTGTCGCGTTCGCAGCCGTTTCCGCAGCCTTCACCGCAGCTTCGGCCTGTGCAACCTGCATCTTCTGCTGCGCTTCGGCGTACTTCAGGTTCGACGCGGCCGTTTCCTGTTGTGCCTTGCTTCCCGTCGCAGCCTTTTCCTCGGCATTGGAGGCCTGCTGCACGGCCTTGTCGGTCGTCGCAGACACTTCCGCGAGATGCGACTTGGCTTCCAGGACTGCCTGGTGCTGAGTCTCTTCGGTGCCGGCGAGCGCCGTCTTCGCCGCACCGACGATCGTGTCCTGCTGGCCGGTGACCGCATCGATGTACGCCTGCACTGCCGCTGAGGTGTTGTCCGTTTCGGTCTGTGCTTTCGCGACCGCAGCTTCGGACTGTGCGATCTGCGCGTCATAGCCCGTTTTCGATTCGTCGAGACCGACCTGCTGCTGCTGCGCGACGAGTTCCAGGCCATACAGGCCGCGCTCAGCGAGCCGGTCGACTTCCGTCTGCGACTTGTCGGTGACCTGCTGCACCGCTGCCTGCGCAGCGATGTTCATTTCGTTGGTCTGGTCCTTGATCAGCGTCGCCTGCGCAGAGAATGTGTCGCTGATCGACTGGCCCGCGTCCTTCAACGCGGTGGCCGCGTTGCCTAGTTCGTCGGTGACGCGGTCGGCCATGTCCTTGGCGACTTCGACCTCCTTAACGGCCTGCTGTTCAGCGATCGCCGTCCGGTCTTTCAGCTCCGTCGCATCTAGCGTCAAGCCCCGAGCGTGCGCCTCCGATGCTGCAGCGGACAGGTCCGCGTTCAGGGTCTGTAGCGCGTTGTAGTGCGCGTGGACGAGTTCCTCAGTGAGCTTGTCGAGGCCTTTTTCGTGGGTGCCGCGGAGAGCGTCGACGAGTTCCTGGAACTGGGCGCGCACCTCGGAGCCCCGGCCCGTCATGTTCTTGGATGTCGCGCCGGTCTCTTTCTCCAGGGTGCGCGCCGTCCCGGTCTGCATGTCACTCTGTAGCGTCTTCAGCAGCGCGCCGCCTTTGGCGCGCAGGCTCTTGACTTCTGCTTCGTGGCGCTCGGCAAGTTCGAGTGTCGTGTCGGCACCCGTCTGCTTCAACAGTTCCGCTTCGGTGACGCCCTTGCGATGCAGTTCCGCGCGGTTGAGCTGGCCTGTTGGACGGTAGGCAACGAAGCCGCCGCCGGACAGCTCACCCTCAGCCTGCGCCTTCGTGAGCGCCGTGACGCCGCCCCTGGGGTTGTACTCGGGGTTGCCGCCCGACTCGTAGTAGTGACCAAGAACGTCGATCAGCGCATGGCTGTTCTCGCCCGCGTTCGCACGGTCGAAGACGGTGACGTACTTGCCGTGGCCCTTGGTGAGAGCGTTGGTCTGCGCAAGTCCTTCGGTGGTGAGCGGGTTCGACAATGGGGAGCCACCAGAATGCAGCACCTGCGACACGAAACCGGAGCAGTCAACCCCGATCTGCTTCAGTGCCGCTACAGGGTCCCAGCCGGCATGCCCACCACCAGAGGTGTACCCGGTGCCGACGAGCGCCTGTGCTGTCTTTAGCATCGTCGCGACACCGACAGGGATACCGAGCGACGCCGCAACCTTCTTCTTCTGCTCCTTTTCGGCTTCGCTTTCTTCTTCGATGTAGTGCTTGGAGTGACCTGTATGCCCCAAGGCTTCGAGTGCTTCCTGCGCCCCCTTCTGCTCAGCCGACTTCAAGTCCGTGTGTCTAGCGTGCGGGGAAGCGCGCAGCGCTTCGGCTGCCATAGATTCTCGACGTGGGATGTTCGCTTCGGCCTTCCCGGCGCGCTCGAACTGTTCCTCGAAGATCCGCGCAGCCGCCTGTGGATTCTTGGCTTTCTGGATCGCGGCGAGGACGCTCGCATCTGGGCCGTGTAGCTCCTGCATGAGATACCCGATCTGCACTTCCGGCAACGCCGGGGACTCAAGATGCTTCTTTGCGTACGCCCGCAGGCCGGCTTGCCCTTCCTGGTCCCACTGCATGAGGCCGTAGTGCCCTCCGACACCCATGTACCCGGCTTCGGTGTCGTAAGTTGACTCCTGGCCGATATTGCCGACTATTCCAGCCGCAGCGTCGGGTCGAAGTCCGTGTTCTTCTAGCTCGCGGCGGAGAGCGTACTGCTTGGTGTTTGTGCGGCTGCTGACAGCAGTGTTGGACTTGTCCAGGAATTCCTTTTCCTTCGAGGTGCTTTCGGTGAGGTCGCCACCAGTGACTTCTTTGATGAAAGGCTGCGCCACGGCTAACGCCGCCATGACCGCGCCGATCGGTCCGAGCATCGCCTTGAACGACGCGCCAGCGGCAGCATTCTCGGCCTCGATCGAGCCGTCGACTGTCGCGACGGTCGCCTCCTCCGTCCCCAGCGACCCGGCGATCTCACCCTCAGCAGCCCCAGCAGCCGTCGCCATCCCAGCGAAGCTCATCTGCATCTGGCCCTCGGCGGTCTCCGAGGCGGTCGCGGCAGTCGCGAACCCGGAGTCGATCTCACCGAAGCTCATCTGCATCTTCGCGGCCTCAGCCTGCGCCGCCTCAGCCGCAGCAGCTGAATCCGCAGTGATCTTCTCCGTCGCTGCGTTCGACGCCTCGGCCTGCGCCGCGTACTGTGCCTCCATCGTCCCAGTCGTGCCGGTGATCGCGCCGCCGAGCTTGTGGAGGTCGCCGACCATGTTCGAGACGCCCTTGCCGAACGCGACGGCCTTCTGCTCGGCGAAGACAAGCACCGCCAAACCAAGAACGCCCTCGATGACATGCGCGAGGGTTTCGGCAGCGCCCTTGTTCTCATCGAACCAGCCGATCACATCGCCGACAGCGTGCCCGACCCCCTCCAGCTTCGGGATCAGGTACATCCCGAACTTGTCCGCCAGCTGCTCGATCGTCGCCTCGAGCTGGTGCATCTCGCCCGGCAGCGTGTGCAACCACTCTTCATAGGACTTCGGCATTTCGCTGCCGGACTGTCCAACTTCTCGCGTGGACGCCTTCAAGCGCCCCATCTGCGAGATCAGAACCTCGACGCCCTTCGCCTGCCGGCTACCGAACGACTGTGTCAGAATCCGCGCCTGCTGAGATGCGGTTGCACCAGACGACTTCAGGTGCCACTCAAGGTCTTCCAGGGCCGAGATCAAGCCTTTGCTGCGGATGTCCTGTCCGAGCTCCGTTGCGCTCAAGCCGACCGTCCTCAGATATTCCGCAGCCGTGTTGGACGGCGCGGCCATGATCCGCACCGTTGACTCCAGCAGCGTCGCGGCCTTCGCACCACGAATGTTGTTATCGCCGAATGTTGCGAGCGCGCCACCGATGTCCTTCAGTGACACGCCGAACGGAGCGAGGGACGCGAGCCCGTTTTTGAAGGCTTCGGCGAGGTCTTCCATCGTCATGTCGCCGGAGCCGACGATCTTGTTCAGCTGCCCCATCGCAGCCGAGTAGTTACCGATCCCCTTCAGTTTCGCGGCGATCGCCGCATCCAGCGCGTTCTGGACTTCGACGAGGTTTGCGCCGCCGACATCAGCGCCCTCGCTGGCGATCTTCAGGACCTTCAGCTCATTCGAGGTCGATTTGACCGCCGGTGACATCTTGTTCATCACCGAAACGACGTGGTACATCGATTCGGCGAGCACCTGCGGTGACTGCCCGACTTCGGGCGCCATGTTAAGGACGCCCTTCTCGAGTTCGTGTGACTGCGGCAGCGACGCGCCAGCCTGCGTGTGGTAGCGCAGGGTCTGTTCTTCCAGCCGGGCCGCGCCCTTCACACCCTCATAGCCAGCCGCCAAGCCACCAACCAGACCGACGCCGAGCGTCATCTTGCCGAGGCCAGCCATCGTCGCGGCGAACTTCTCGCCCTTCGTGGCGGCCCCATCGAACTGCGTGCCGATCTTCTGCAGCGACATCGCGAACGGGATGCCCCACGAGGCTCCCATCGAGCCGAGTTTCGTCAGCGCACTCCCAGCCCTGCCAGCACCGTCCTCGAACGCAGTGCCGATACGTGCGCCCGTCGCCTCCGCGACCCCGGCAGCCTGTAAAGACGCATCCTCGACCGCTTTCTGCGCCGCAACAGCCCGCTCAGACGCAGCGACCTGCTCATCCGCGCTCGCACCCATCGCCTTCGCTGCCTCCGCGGCAGCAGCACCAGCAGCCTTCTGTGCACGGGTGATCTTCACCTGCGCGTCCGTGTACGCCGCCGAGGCACGCCCCGCTGCCGCAGCCTGCTCGTCAGCGGACGCGCCCATCAGCTTCGCTTGGGCGGCGGCAGCCTTCCCGGCCTCCGCAGCAGACTCACTGATCGTCTTGCTCATCGACTCCGCCACGAGACCAGCGCGCTCAAGCGCAGCCTCAAGCTGAGCGGTCGTGCCTAAAAAAGCGACCTCAACGGTACGTGCGGGCATCTCAGCCTCCGATCACTGCGTCGATCGCCGCCAGCACCGCACGCTCGATCGTCTCCATCGCCTCCACTTGGTGCGCGGCAAACGCTGGCCCGAGGAACGCCGGATGACTGTTCTTTTCAGTCCAGTTCTCGCGGTTGCCAAACACCGGGTGGCGCACGAACCCTCTGCCGCGGTTCTCGATCGGTGCGGCGTCAGGCGCCGCGTCGCCACCAAAGATGACCTTGACGTTCCCGCCAGCCGTCACCCTGATCCGGCCAGAACCGGGAATGCGCGACGAGTAGGACGCCCGTGCTTGCGCGTCAGCGAGCACCACAGCCGCAGCCGGACGCACCGCGACCCTGTACGCCTTCCACACTGCTGGTGCGCCCGCGCGCAGCGCCCGGCCAAACGCGGCGAGCTGCGCCGTGTCCGCGACGATCGGCTCCCCGCTGGAGGCCGCTTTGACTGCTTTCGGCGCGCTGAACGTGAGGTCCGCCATCACAGTCCTCCGTCCTTTGCTTTCGCCTCAAGCCACGACTCCGACCACTGCACGTAGACCAGAAAGTCGATCCACGACAGCTCGTCAACGGTGCGCGCGTCGATGTTGCAGACGTGCGCTAGCTGCCCGAGATATCGGATTCGGAGTTCGTCGGGGTCTCCGTTGAGACGCTGGTCTCCGATGTCTCCGCGGGCGGCTCGGTAGGGTCCGCCTCCGCGTCGTCCTCACCGATCGCCTCGACGCCGTGAAAGAAGTCGCCGAGGCTGAAGTCAGGCATCCTTTCGGGCTCCGGCACGTTCTTCTCGCCCGCCTCCATCCGGACGATCCACAATGCGCACAGCGCAGCATCCGGGTCACCCTGCGACAGCGCGAGGATGAATGACGAGTACCGCCCGATGTCCGGGAACCACCGCTTGATCTTCCGCATGCGGCCGACGAGCAGCATCTCCGGGTCGAACGTGTAATCCTGGCCCTCCCACTTCAGGTGCCAGATATTCCGCGCCGCCATCAGAACGTCGAGTCCGCGGTGATGAGCGTCGCCGTGAGCGCCGAATGGTTGCTCCCGTCGATCTTGCCCTTCCAGCTCAACGTGTTCTTGATGAGGTCGGGGCCGTCGAGCCCAGCCTCACCACCAGATTCCAGGAACGCGTCGCTGACCTGCATCGCGAACGTGTTGTTGTGTTCACTGGAGATTTCGCCGCCGACAGCGTTGCAGATCAGTGACCGTGATTCGTTTTCCAGGAACGTGTCATACAGCGCCTTCGCCTGGACCGTGTAGTCGGTTTCCAGCGAGACGCTGATGTCGATCAGCGCGTTCGCGACCGGCGTCTTCTTGTGTTCGCTACCCAGATACATCCTCGACGTGTCGAGCTTGTGTTCGACGGTGATCGTCGCCTTGCGGATACCATCGACCGCCGCCTCTTCACCATATGGGCCAGCGAGGAATTCGCTCGCGGCGCTGGCCATCGTAAACGGCACCGGACCAGTAGTGAATGTCGGGGAGATCAGCGCCGTTTCAAGCTCCACGAACTGTGAGTCGTATTCATAGCTGAAGGTGACGACCCCGGTCCGGTCGAATACCCACTCGGCCTTTGTGATGATGCACGAGTGCAGGTTCACGGGATGGACCGTCCCGTCATCCGTCGGCGTACCGATCTGCATATCGAAGCACGCCGCAGACCCGTCGCCGATGTTCTTCGCTGGTGTCGAAAGGACAACCCCAGAGGCACCCCCAAGCTCATAGGCACCGCTCATCGCAAGCTCTTCGAGTTTCGCCCCGGACCCAAGCGCCGCGGCGAGCAGGAGTGCCGCGCCAGTGCTCATCATGTCACCGGCGATCGTGCCCTTCGCGTCACGGTACACCTGCACATGCGCCGAGCCGATATCGACGAGCCTGCCACCCGCCAGATATGGACCGCCCTGCACAACATGCGGATCGTAGGTCGCCTTGTTGGACTTGAACGGCGGTGTGCGCGTAGGCGTCACGAACTCGCCGCCGTATTCCGGCTGCGGCGCGACAGCGGTGAACCCGCCGAGGCCCGAGCCGACAGTGACCAGGGTCATGCTTGCTCCTTGTCGTCGTCCGGCTGGGCCGGCTCGTCCTCCGCCGTCTCCGGCGCCTGCTGCCCGCTGGCGAGCAGCTCTTCGATATCCGTCTTGCTCGCACGCGACGGCACATCGATCCCTTCCAACTGCGCACGCTCAAGCAAATCCGCCTTCGTCACGCTGCGGGGCGACTCCGCCGACCAGACACCAGCGATGCCATCCTTGAGCTGCTCGTCGGTGAAGTCGTGGCTCTCACCTGGCTGCACTGCGGGCAGCGCATGGTCAACGACCACCGGCTGATGGTCGGCGTTGTACAAGCGCATAGCGCCCCCTCTGTTGGTGTTTACGCTGGCGTCAGAAGCGCCGAGAACTGAAATGCCCACTCAACCTGGCCATAGAAGCCAGCCTGACCGCCAGCCATCTCCGCGGGTCCCGCTTCATAGTGCGCTTCCTGCGGCAACATCTCAAACGGCGACGGCCCTTCGGTACCCAGTATCGGCATCGTCCGGTTCGACATCACCGGCGTCATCACGACTGCCTGAAATAGCGCATAGGTTTCCGTCATCACCTGCTCGAAAAGCGCGGGATTGGTCGCGGGCGAATCGCCCGAGAACACAGTCGCCTTCCCCTGCAGCTCGTAAACCTCGCGCTGGGAGAATGCTCCAATGGTCTCCCACGCGAAGCGCGGCCCGACGACGCGCTCAAGGATCACGAAGCCCGCGGGCTCGTACTGGCCGAGCTGAAAGGCGAAGACGGGTACCGTCGGTTCTTGTTCTTCGGCGGCGGTTTTCGTGAGCCCGAGAAACGCCTTGACGATACCCGGCACTGAGGAGACGAGGTCTTGGCTCATCCGATCCCGACCTGCTCATAGGGGCTCAGGAGGCTGATGATGCGGTTCGGCACACCAGCCCACATGCCGCTCACCACCACGTCCGCACCCCCGTATTCTTCCATCCTCGGCGTCGGGGAGGATGCACCTCGGCTCGCCTGCTGCGTGTTACGCCACCAGTGTGCGATGAACTCCAGCGTGGCGATCTTGATGTCGGCCGGGATCGGGTTGTAGCCAGCCGTCCAGGTGATTTCGATGTTACGCAGGCCGGGGAAATAGGGGCGCGGCAGCAGTCCCATGAAGGTGCGAAACACGATCCCTTTCAGTCGATCTACCTGAAACATTTCCTGGTTGCCCTGTTTCGCAGGGGTCTGCTCGGTCAATTCATGCGGACCCGAACTCGCCCACCACTCAATCACCTTCAGGTCGCCGAGCACCGGCGCATACGGCAGCACGACGCGGTCGCTACCGCCCCATTTCGTGAAAAATCTAAAGAACTCAGTTGGCGCGACCGGCTGCCCGAGATACCGCTGCACCCACTCGCAACCCATGTCGAGGAACAGCTGCAACTGCGTGTCCGAGTCGGTGCTCTCTTCGGGAATCTGTAGATACGGCTTGACGTCCATATCCAGGTCCAGGTAGGGAACCCAGTCGGGGGCGACCTCACGCTGCGCTTCCGTCATCTCAGCCTCCGAGCGGCTGTTCGGGCAGCAGCGCACCCAGGTCGATGGTGCCCGAGCCCGAAGGAACCACGATGTAGAAGGTCTCGGTCTCTGTCGCGCCTTGGATGCGGAAGTCCGTGCGCCACTGCGAGTCGGCTGGCAGCGTGCCGGCGTCGTCGTTGGCGGTGAGCCCTTGGGAGAGTTTGCCTTCCGAGTCGAGGGCAGCCGTGATTGACGCTGGCACGATCGTGGTCGCACCGTTCGTCATGCGCTTCGTCAGCGTGAACTCGACCGAGCCGCTCGCCGATGTACCATCGGCGTTCTGAAAGGTATGGGTGACTACTCGTTCACTGAATGCCATGATCCTTGCCTCCAGTCCCGCGCGTCTCCCGGCGTGGCATCGCGTCAACCTCGACGAGCTCGCTGCCGCGCATCACGAACCGTCGCCGCGGCTTGACGCGCCACGTCACATTGCCCGCGTCGTCACTGGCGAGCACCTCCAGCTCGACGTCTTCGTCCCTTTCGATGCTCGCATCGTTCGGCAACTTGCGCCTCCCTTCGGATACGCAGAAGCGCGGCCCAGGGCGCGATTGCCCCGAGCCGCGCTAAGCGTGTCAGTCGATGTAGCTAATCGGGGCCATGCCAGCACCCTCGATCAGGACGAGGCCATTCGGGTAGCGGACGATCGGCACGACATAGCTGTAGAGCTGCAGCAGGACCTGCAGGTTCTGAGCGTATGTCTGCGGGATCACCCTTGTGACGGGTGTGCCCTCATACCAGTAGACCTCGGCGAGATCACCAACGATGCACTGGTCGAATTCGGTCTCCGCCTTCACCGGAATGTTCGCGTCCGTGAATGCCCGCAGCCCGTTGAGACGGTACCCCGTGTTGCCCTCGATACCGGCGTCTCCATCCGAGGAGCCGGCAGCCGCAGCGTTCCACGCCCCAGCGTAGTCAGGCACCACAACGGGACGCCCGTTCGCGTCCGACTGTGCCGCGATGTACTCCCACCGCGCTGGCTCCAGGAAGCAGTGCGACGGGTTCAGAACCGTACCCTCACTGGTTCTGATATATGCCTTCGCCTTGCTGATCTGCCCGTAGAACCCACCGGCCCCTTCCTTGCTGGCCAGCACGAATTCCGATTCATCTTCTTCGTTGACCTTGCCAAGCCATTCCTGTTTGTGGGCGACTTCGATCACCTTCGCAAGCGCAATCGCATCCACTTTCGGGGCATAGTCCCGCTGCAACTGATCGAAGATCATCCGGTCGAAGTCGAAGCCCGGTGCCGCGCGATCCAGAGCCGCCTGGCTGATCTTCACCTGGCCGGCCTCAATCGTCAGCGCCCCCGACAGGTACCCCATCGTCGGAGCTTTTTCCGCGACCGCTTCGCTCTCGGGCTGTGCCGCCACTTCGGCCCCCGCCGTGATGTGCGGGATGTAGACATTCATGCCGTATGGCGGCAGCGGCTGCTTGTTGCACTGTTCAACGAACGCCCGCCCATACTCCCGGTACGGCGCATAGGGACCAGCGATGAACGGCGACACGAACGCTGCGCCCTGAGACGCAGCGGTCGCCGTTGCGCCACCACCGGTCGTCAGGCCCGTGACGGCTCGCTGCTCGGCCTTCTGCTCCAGTGCAAGAGCGCTCCGACTGCGAGTCTCCTCGACATTGGCGCGCGCCTGGTCCTCGCCATGCTCGCGGTAGACTTCTCGCAGCTGGCGCTCGATCGACTTGCCGGTTGAGCCGCCCTCCGCGAACTTCCGCTCGACCTGGTGTGACCACTCCGCGAGACGCTGGCTCGCGCCACCGTCAACGCCGCCACCGAAGCCCGCGAACATGCGCCGGCACAGATCGACATAGTAGGAGTTCGGCGAGTCGGGACCATAGACCGTCGGCTCAGCGACAACCTTTGCGTCGGAGGCCGGCGTGACGCGAGCCCTGACCTCGGCAACCATCTGTCGCTTGGCCTCGGCCCGGTTCTCTTCGTCGATCCGCTCGTCGAGTTCGTCAATCTCGCTGATCGTCTTTTTACTGCGCGTCTCCTCCTCGTCGGTGAGATCACGCCCCTCCGCCTCGACGGCCTTTCGCAGATCGTCAAGCTCGGAGGCCTTCTGGTCGCGCTCCTCCAGGAGTGCCTTCAGAACCTTCATTTTGGGTCTCCTTCTGGGTATGTGTGGGGACCTGCCACACGTCTCCCTGACCCCTGCTGAGCGCGTGCCGCGGTACTTCCCTCGTCGGGGTTCCCGGACCGTCACTGAGCCGCGCAGAGCGGTACTACGTGGTGAGATGCAAGATTGGGTTAGCGGCGCTTGCGCACCGCGAGCTCGAGGCTCATCTTCGCGAGCCTCGACGCACGAACCGGCTCACCCGGATCATCGTCAGCTTGTGAGCGGGTGCCGTCCGCGAATCCCTCGGGGCCGTCCTGTGCGCCCGTAGCATCCCCGCCGTCACTGGCGTCGTCGTCAACGGCATCCTCGATCAGGTCATTCGGGTCGAAGCCCGCGCCGCCAAGAACCTCATGCAACGCCTTCACCGCGGACACGAGCTTGTCCTGATTGCCCTGGGAAAGAACCTTGCCAGCGCGGACATCCGCATACAACTTGCGCATGCGCGCACGGGATTCCTCCGGCATCGCATAAGCCATTCGCTTCGCAATCTCGACGCTCGTCGTCGGCGACGCAGGGAACGTCACGGCGGACACATCGAGCAGGTCAGCGAGCTGCAGCACTTCCCGATGCTCCATCTGCTCGTCCCACTCGTCTCGTGCGACGATGAAGCCGGAGCTCATTTCTGCGACATCGCCACGTTCGATCGCGATCATCAGATCGTTGGCGATCTGCTGGCGAGCGTCCAACGTCGCGGTCATCCGCAGCGCAGCTGAAGTGTCCGTCAGCTTCATCGTGCCCGCGCCTGTCCGTGCGAGCGGCAACCCGTCATGGTTGAACATGAATCGCACATCAACGCCGCGCTGCAGAATCGCCGAGGCGACACCGGGTCGCATCCTCTCCTCGAATTCACCAAACGCGTCCCTGACGACATATGGCGTGTCGTAGACGATCGGGGTACCGGAGATCACGATCTTGTCCGTGTCAGCCTGCTTGCGTATCTCAACGACGGTGCCGTTGTAGAACCTGACCTCCGGCAACAGCGGAACGGCACGATGGCGAGGCTTACGCCGATGCCCCATACGCGCCTCCGGGGTATCCTCGTGACCGTCCTTTGACTGCGCCACGATCGCCTTGTCGAGCGCGCTCTCCGCTTTTTCGATCGCGGACATCACGGCCTGATCGTCGGGGTCAGTCTTGTAGTCCGGGTCGGCGAGCTGCTTGGCCTTGACTGCGGCGAGCATCATCTTCGTTTCCGCGAGGCCTTTGGAGATGCTGTAGTCCTCGGCCGTTGGCTGCGCACGCTCCTCGGCCACGCCGGTGCCAGCGCAGTCTGGGCACTTGCGGTTGCCTTCGAGGATCTTGCCGGTACCTTTGCATGTCGGGCATTCGGCGCGCTCCTCGACATCCTCGGGAGCAGTGTCGCGACCCTCCTTCAGCGAGCCGTCCGCGCCCCATGAATCCGGGATCAGGTCGCTGCAGCCAAGTGCCTTCGCCCGCACGATGATGTGCTTGCGGATCGTGTCGTGGGAAGCATCGCCCATCCCGACGGCTTTGATAGCTTTTTCGACGTCCTCCTTATCCTCGATCGGGAAGGAGCCGTCAGGCATCGCGTGTTTGTTCTTCGCCATTTCGTCGCGATCCTTCTGGGTGTACTTCTCGCGCAACTCAGCCTCGAAGGCAGCGATGCGCTCCTCATGCGTGTCCATCACTTACCTCCGCTTGGGTCGTCGTCATCCTCGTCGTCATCTTCGGTACTACCGGCGCCACCACCGGCCATCTGGCCTGGCGCGGTGTTCGACGCCAGGGGTGCCAGCACGTCGTCGCCACCCGGTACCGGTGCCCAACCAAGCCTCCGCGTGCGCAGATCATTGATCGAGCCGACCTGCGAGCCGCGAAGCGCCTGGATTTCTTCCGAAAGCGCCTGCGCATTCGGCCGCGCCAGCTTCCCCTCATCAAACGCAGCCTGCTTGCCCTTGGGGAGCAGCCGCGAGAACGTCTCCTCCAACGGCACGAGATAGCCGCTGAGCGTGTGCTGCAGGAACCGCATCGACTCCTCCTGCAACGAGCCCGGAGCGGGCGGAGTTGAGCGCTGAAGGGCGTTGCTGTAAGCGAATTCAATCCCAAACCAAGAGAAGATCACCGATCGGGCGTACTCCAGCGTGTTCAGATACTGAGCCTCGTCTGGGCTCGTCATCACCTTCTCGGCCTTCAGCCCGTTGTCGAGCACTAGGGGGAGATGTGAGTTCGGCAGGCCGGCGTGGCCGGCCATGAACTTTTCGGCGATACGTTCCACCTCGGCCTGTCCGAGCTTCGCCTCGGTCGTCAGCAGAAACGATGGTGATGCGCCCTGCGAAAACCACGCCGAACCGAACTCGTATGCTGCCATCGCAAGCGCTCCAGCAACGCCCGCGTACTCGATCGGGGAGAGAGCACGGCGCGCGCCCGGCAATGACTTCAGCGGGATATGAACGACATCCTCTGGGTCGAGCGTGCGCCTATCCTGGCCGGTCCCGTAGATGTATTCCGGTTCGCCGGTGAGCTTGTTGGCCTTGACCTCCATGAACGCCGGGTGAAGCACCTCAAGGACCGCGGGGTACTGCAGCCGGTCACGTGCCAGCACATACCAGAACGCCTCGCCGAGCAGCCCCATGCTCCACACCGTCCGGTCCATGCCGGTGCATTGCATCGTGCGGCTACCCCAGGTTTCGGTCAGCACTTCCGGCTGAGTCGCCTCCCACACGCGGTACGGGATGTTGTCGTCGCTCAGCGCCTCGGTGTAGCTGCGCGGGTTGCCGAGCTTGATGATGTTGTTGCTGATGATCCGCAGCGCGGTGAAGACGACATCGACCTGCAATAGCGTGTGCTCGGTGACCATGACGCCGGCCCGCTGCTGGTTGAAGAGTCCCGGTGGAGGGATCGCGGCGGGGTCGATCCAACCCAACGACCACATGCCAGCCGACCTATCCTCGACACCGCCGAGACGCCTGTTGCCGCCCTGCGTGGCGAGCACATGGTTCGCCGACATGCTCAGCCAACGACCTGGTAGTAAAGAACGCGCTCCCGCGGAATCTCAACATGCCCCGACATCTCGATCGGCTCAAGACCATCGCCGGGTATCACGCGGGGAGCCCAGATCACGTATGCATGCCGGGTTCTGCACGCGAGAATGCCCTCGATCGTGGGGCCATCCTGCACATAGACGCGCACTTTGCGCTTTCGCTTGAACACGGTGCTCCTACCTTCCCTCAGGGACGAAAGACACCGCGACCGCCGGGTATCTCCAACGGCACAAACCCGGCCTGTTCGTCTGGCTCGGCCCTCGACGGCTCGACCCGGATGTCTTTGTGGAGGTGCCCCGCGATCTCATTCAAGTCCCACACCTGCGGGATGCCGATGGGCGTTTTTGCGCCCCAAAGCGCGAGGGTGCAAGCCACGAGCGGTGTGATGTCCGCGCTCGTCGGGCTGCGCCGATCCCACTTCCAACTGTCACCCAAACGCGCCTTCCGCGCATCGGCGACAGCCGCGTCAAGCTCAGGCTGGGGCCACGGGTAGCGGATTGTGCCGTCGATCACACCGTCGTAGAAGTCCTTCCATGCCTGTCCATAGTCAGCGGCGTCGAGTTCGATAACGTCGAGGTCCTCGGACTTCAGAGAATCGATCAGGTTCGAGGCTGGCCCTTTTACGTCAAGCGCGAACCGTGCGCCAGCAAACTCCCGGTCAAGCTCCTTGCAGCGAGCAACCATCCAGCTCGTCGTGCGGCGCCGCACGACGAGCGCGATCTGCCACAGGTCATCGGGACGCAGCGAGCAGACGCCAATCGAACCCCACGTCCGGTCAGGGTTCGCGTCGAGCGCGAACGTCCGTGGCCCATCCGGCCGCATGTTTTCGTCGCGGCAGGCGAGAGCTTTCCACTCGACGTCAGAGATCACGCGACCAGCGTCCTCGCTCGTGTCAGGCCAGTCGCCAACGCCGAGCCGCTCAACGGCGAACGAGCGTGCCGACATCGATTTCTGCTCGTTGGCGACGTACTCGGCCTTGATCCTGGTGCCGAGCGCCGGGTTCGTGCGTGCCCAGTTCTCCGGGTCTGCTGCCATCTCCGGCGTCACATCGTCAGGCGTCTCGACAGCAAGCGAGTACTCCAGGTAGACGAGTGACTCGTCACCCGCGATCCCTCGCACACGGAGGCGCGCGAGCACCATCCCGTGTTCGTGGATCTCCTGATCGACCGCGGAGCCCGTGTACCAGAGCTGCGCGTTAGGCCTCGCCGACAAGACCGGCATCAGCGTCCCGTGGAACGCCTCCGGCAAGATCATCGCCTCGTCGAGATACAGCGTGTCGCAGCTGAAGCCACGGCCGCCACCGCCGGTACGTGTGCGGAACCTCAACCTCGGAGCCACACCCGTGCGCGGGTTGCGGTGCAGCTGTATGCACTCGTCGCCCTTGCCATGCTTGATGCCCTTCACACGGCGCGAGAGATCGGGACACCCTTCGATTAGCCCCTCAAGCCGCAGGCACTGCTCGACCGATGTGTCGGCCATGTGCGCCGAGTGGATCTGCAGCGGCTCTTCGAGGGTGAAGAGTCCGCCGAGCTGCCGTGCCTCAAGCTCCCCGTTCTTGCCGTTCTGCCTTGGGGCGACCTCCCCGACCTCGAGCGCCGCCCACCTTCCCGGGCTGCTTTCGCCGAGCGCCGCCGTCAGATGCTGACGCTGCCACGGGTCGAGATCGAGACCGGCCATTCTTGCGAGGTCGATCACTTCCGGCCCCGTCGACCTCGCGAACGCTGGTGCCGTGAAGATCCTCGGCGTCTGACTGCCAAGCAGCAAGGCGGGCCTCTCGGCGAGCATTGATTTCATCGACACCGTCCGTCTTCGCTTCGGGCGGCGCGAGTTCGCGCAGTTCTTTCAGCGCGTCCTGGAGCGCTTTCGCGCACATCGACTTCGATGTCGCCGAGTTGTAAGGGTTCGCCAGCTCGTAGGCCATCGTCAACATCGCACCGGCCAGCGCTGACTCCGCGAGCGCCGAGTCGCGCTCTGCGAGCGCAGCGACCTCTCGTTCAGCGCCTTCGAGCGCATGCTGGTGGCCACACTCTCCGAGCGGCTCCGTGAAAAGCTCGCTCGCCTCATCGGCCGGCATCACGATGAGCACCCGCCGATCGAAGACACTCAGCACACGTGCGCCAAGCGCGCCTAGATCGACACGGCGATTCGACGCCGGGCGCTTAGGCGCAGCCTTACGCGTAGCCACCGCTTACTGCCTCGCAGCCCGCTGAGCAACCATGCTCTGAAGCGGTGTCGCCTCAGGCGTGCGTGAGTCCATGGTCCAGATGCCATCCGCGACCTCGCGGAAGCGGAGCTGCACGGGATTAGACCAGTCGCCGATCGACTCGACGAGCTCCAGCGGGAACTCGATCGCAACGACCTTCCGATGCCGGCCCGAAGCCTCCGTACGGTAGATCACCGCGATCTCGCCGCGCAACTCCTCGATCTGGCGCCCCACACGTTTCCACCCATCGGCCACCGCTCACCACCTGTCCGACCGCAAAAGCCGACTGCGACGCCGCGCACGGCGACCCGAAGTCGCCCTGTTGCAACACGCGTGCTCCGGCCCTGAGTAGCGCGACCGATCACGGTCGTCATGACCAAGATCCCATCCGCACCGCGGCTTCCCGCACCGCGGGCACGGTTGCCCATCCGGCGCAATCCAGCCGCCACAACGTGCGCAGTACACGGCACCTTTCGCGACCTTCGACGCCCACCGCCTACGCAACTTCTGATGCGCGTTGCCGTAGCCAACCAGCGTCGTCCGCCCAGGCACGTCACGCCACCGCTGGCCGGATTGGCACCCTCCAGCACCCCCCGAGAGGGCCAACCTGACGGCTTACGCAAAGCCGGGGGGGGGAATTGTTGACGCGGGCGGTCAAGATTCGCGGCCCGAGAGTACGACCTACCCCCGGGGTATTGCGAGCGGCTCGACGTGCCTTCGTCTCCGCTTCGTCTCGTTCGCGCTGTCTAGCCTTGCGCTCCAGCTGACGTCGCAGAGTGCGGTTCGTGGCTTTGCTCACTGGCGCTTCGCTATCCAGCGGTCAACGAGCGAGCGTGCTTCCGTGGCGCTCAAGCCAACGATCTTGACGACACATGCCGGCTTGGCGTTGTCAGCGAAGTACTTCACGGGCGACTCCTTTGCGTCAGGTCGGCTATCTGGGATGAGCAAGCCGCACAAGGCGCCAATCGCTGCACAAGCCCAGACCGGCAGCGGATGCGCGGTGCTCGCGATGACGATCCCCCCCACGCAGACGACGCTGGCACGCCAACGGCGATGCAAGTAGCTCGTGGCTTTGCTCATCGCTCGAAGCTGATCCGTGTCGAGCGCAACAGGCGGCCATACAAGGCGAGCTTCCACCACCAGCACAGCTTGCCGCGGATCGGTACGACCCAGTCATCGTTCTCCCAGTGTCCACGCTCAGCCCAGACCTTGAACCATCGTGGTCTACGACCGTAGTCGGGCGGCGTCAGGTTGAGGTGCAGTCTCATGCTGTGATCTCCTCGATCAGCACGCCACTGTCACGATCCTTGCGGCACCAGCGCTCAGCTGCACGACGAGCACCCTTCAAGGTGCGATGGCATGAGACGCCGTTTTCGACGATGCCGATACCAGCCGTGCGATGAACCACATAGCGCCACCACCACCCTTCGCAGGTCATGATCGTCGCTTTGTGGCGTGTTGTTGGGATCTTCGGGCGTGGAGGCGGATGCGGCATCAGCGCTTCGCCTTCTTGCGCTGTTTGCGGTCCTTGAGGATCTCGCGCTTACGAGTACGCTTCGCAGCAGGCTTACTTGGCTTCCATCTACGAGCCAGAGTCATGCAGCCTCCTGAAGTCGTGGGAGTGCGTGGCCGCACTTCCAGCAGTCATCTGTGTCGCTGTCGCGGATCGGGTGCTCGCACTCACAGACAGCCGCGACTCGCGGGTCGACCAGGTGCTTCGCGCGCTCCAGACACTCCGTGCAGACACACGCGTTCTGGTAGCCATGGCAAATGTGGACGCGTAGCTGGTCTACGAACCTGAGCTTGCCGTCCACCGCGATGATGTAGCTGTCGCCGCGACGCAACGGTGGCTCGATGAGCTTGACGGTCACGACTCTGCGTCCACGCAGCGAACGGTGCCGCCAGCTACGCGTCCGTCACGGGCTTTGCCGCAGCGAACGCAGTGATGGCGCGGGCAACCCAAAGCGATAGCCCCCACCACGCATACGCCAATGAGGAAGGCGAGCGCCGCCGTGTTGAGCATCCAAACCCCCTAGAACGACTGCGGCTCGCCGGATCTTCAAGGCCGGTGCGCTAGACCATCTACACCGACAACACCAGCGAGCCTACAGAGTGGTTGCACATTAACACGCTCTGCGGATGGAATGCAAAGCCGCCTCGATTCGGCGCTCCATCTCATTGCAGTCGATGCGGCCTTCCACGTAGTCAGCCTTCGCTTTTGCGATGCTGAATCGTTCGCCGTCGCCGGCAAGTCGAGCCGCGAACTCCTCAAGCGTCTCGCGACCGAAGCGGTCCATCACTCGACGGGGCCGAGCTGATCGTCCAATTCGACGCGCGTATAGCCCGTCAACTCGTAGATGCGCCCATCGCTCACACCGCAAGCAACGGCATCTTCATAGGCTCCCCGGAACTGCCCGAACGCACCGGGGGGCTGGCCATCCACATCTTCCTTGCGGTACAGGCGCGCGAGTCGAGCGAGAGTTGCCTCCAAGGTCTTCATTGTTCCACCCTACGCCGCCATACGGTCGGCGTACTGCCTACGCACCTTTTCTACGTACGCGCGCGAGACACTGCACTTCCTGGCGATCTCCCTTGCTGGCAGCTGTGATTCTCCAACCCACCGCTTCCAGTCATGGTCGCCAGGCATCGGGTGGCCGACATCCTTTGGGGGTGGCTGCCGGCGCCAAGCCTCCAGTGCTTCACGAGCCTCCTTCAGGATGGCTCGTAGGGTCTGCTCTGCGCGGGCTTTCGCGACCCGGCGCTTGAAGTGCTCGGCGGACTTCAGCTTGTGGTCATGCACGCGATCGTCACGGCCATCGACACCGCCAGATGGTCTGTTGCCGCCGATGTCCGTTCCAGCGTCCCGTCCTGATGGGCTCGGGTTGACCGCGGACACATGGGAGCAGAGTTCTAGTTCGGCGATGGCCTGGCGGAGCTCGCGGCGCAGAAGGGTCGTGACCTCCTCTCTCGCATCGTGCTGTCCCTGTGTGACGATCACTCGCTGGCTCCCCTCACTCGATTCTCCGGTAGGTAGTTCCCCGCAGTCGTATGCTCGTCCCCTTGACATGATGCTCGTCCCTGTGCTAAGCTGTGCTCATGATCCAAACCACCCCAACCGAGGAGAGCCACATGAGCACCCAGACCGACCTCAACCGAGCATTGACCACCGCCGAGATCGTCGAGCGCATCACAGGGCGCAACGAGATCCACAGCACGGGCACCGACGAGGCAGCCCATGCGAACGAACGCACATGGCTCGCGCTGCGGCATGGCGCACCTCTGCGCCGCGGAGACGAGCTGCAACCTGGCGACCTCGTCATCGACGAGGCTGGCACAGCACAGCGCATTGACTCGATCACTCCCTTTGGCCGAAATGCCCTCCATGTCGGCTACGCACTCCCCACCGACCTCGACTACGCGGCCGGGGTCCCGGATGACGTCCCTGGCATCTCGGGATTGCGCCTCTACCCCGACGAGACAGTGCGCTGCTGGCGTGATGGAGACGTGCTTCGCCGCGAGCGTAACACCAATGCCTGACTCGACTCTCGACCAGCTCGCCAAGGTGCAAGCGCGCCTTACCGGCCTGGAAGCCAAGCGACAACAGCTCATCGCCCAACGAGACGAGCTGCTACGCCGCTCCTGGGCCGAGCGCATCACCCAAGCCACCATCGCGCAACGCCTCGGGCTCTCAATGCAACGCACCGGCAATCTGCGCAGGCGAGCGCGAGAGACAACCTGATCACTCACTCGCTCTCGCCTCCTGCTGTGCTCGACGGGGACGCGCAGACGTGCTTGCATCGGCAGGCGTGGGGGGCGGTCGATGCGGCGTCCGCATCGACTTCGGTGGCCGGTGCCCACCACGGCGGGGCTCCGCGAGATAGAGGACGAACAGGACAAGAAACAGCACCGCGAAAGCGTCAAGCATCCTTCTCGCTCTCCTGTAGTAGAGCGGCGCGGAGCATCACCCTGGCGTACCCACGATTGGCCGCCCGGCCCGACTCGGTGATCTCATCCCAACTGAAGACACTGCGCGGCTTGAGCTCTTCCCAGAAAGCCTTTGCAGCAGTCTCGACCATCTCATCTGTGATCTTCGAGATGGACTCGCGACCCGCGCAGAACGCACAGTCCCCACTCTCCAGCTCTGCGGTCGTGCCGCACATTGCGCACCGTTCGGGTTCCTCTGTGATCTCCTGCCGCTTGGCCCGGAACGATGCACATTGACCGCAGAGGCCATCGTGCGCGCCCCCAGTGTGTGACCTACGCGGATGGCCACACACGCACATTTCGTCCGCTTGCTCCTCGGTAGAGGCGCTTGCTGCTCGCGTGACCGGAATGCCGCGCCGCACCTGCTCAGCAGCACGACTGACCACCGCCCTACGACGTTCCTTGGCAGAGGATGGCTCGGCTACTAGTGAGCTTCGGCTGCGATCACTCGCTCGACGAGAGCGATCCACCCCAGGACCGCCACTGCCGATCCCGTCTTCGCCCTGCACGGGTTCATCGCCCGCACCGCGACCAGCATCTGATCCCGCGTTTCGATCCTCATCATCTTCTGTTGACCTCCGCAGTTCATCCAACCTGTCGACCTCGGCCCGCAACTCGGCTATGCGAGCGTCGCTTGCTGCGGAGTCCCTTTCCGCCACATCAAGCCGGCCGGCCAGACTTTCGGGGTCGGCCGAGTAGAAGCGCTTAGCGGCCTCGAACCCCTGCTCGCCACCTCGCAGCCATGCACGGACCGGATCCTCGCCTGGGATCGCGCCATCCTCAAGCGCGGCCGCAAGTACCTCCCGCTCCTCGCTGCTCGACTCGTCGGGCATCATTTCCTCCAGCTCCAAGGAACAGTTCTGTCCTCTTCCAGAACCGCGCGTCCGGCGCTCGTCACGGCGGGAATGCTGCGCACCCAGCCGAGCGCTTCTAAGATGTCGATCGCCTCGTCGCCGACCTCCTCCCCGCGAGCGAAGCGCGCCAGTGTTTCGTGATCGTTCACGCCTTCTATCTTCACAGTGAGCCCCATCTACGCCTCCTCTTGGTTGATAGCTGCACGGATCAACTCACGAGCCTTGTCGGTGAGGCGCACGAAGGGGCCAACGCCATCCCGACCGACATCAAGCAGCCCCGCAGCAACAAGATCATCTGTTTCGACGCCCTCCATGGGCACCCGCGCGTTGACCGCCGAGAGCGTTCGTAGGAGATCCCGGAGGGAAGGGTCGTCGGGTGCAGGCTCAAGGTCGCCGTAACGATCGACCATCTCAAGGGCCCGCTTGCCGTAGTAGTCGTCTAGGGCGGCGAGGATAAATTGAGCCTTCTCACGGAAGTGATTCTGCCGGGCTTCAGTCTGTCGATCCCACAGCGGCAGAAACGCGTTGCGGGGCTCATCCCGTTCGCCGTAGAGAATCTGAGCGACTACCTCTATCATACGTGGGTCGGAGTCAGGCATCGGCGGTCTCCTTGACAGCCTCGAAGCGCACGAAGAGATGCACGTCGGGGTCATCCTCGTGATCCTTCGTGACCTCCTCGTAAACGACCGACGTGTCGATGCCCGACATCTCGTGATCACCGAAAAGGTCGTAGAGCTTGTCTTCGTCGGCAAGCTCCTCCGGTGTCGTCCAGCGCAGTCGGTAGTAGGCCCTGACGATCTCGAATGTCGAGTCGTCCAGGTGATCCCAGACATCCTCGATGATGTCGCTGAGCATCGCCCCATCGACAAGCCACGCCTCGCGACAACCGCACTCATCGCAGAGATAGTCAGCTGGCTGCGGTGGTGCGTCGGGATTGGCGGCACGCTCAGCCTCGCGCACAGACTTCGGGTGCTCAGAGTGCTCTACAGAGTCAGGCATCAGATGCACCCCGTTTCGACATCGGAGCCGAGTTGTTCGATCGCGTCGTTCAGGCTCTCCCTCGACTCGCCCAGCTCCAGCAGCTCGGCGGCGCAATCCCTCATGCCGTCAAGGAGAGCCTGGCGCTTCACGTCCGACGAATCAGCCAGCGCGTAGCTGACGACCGCCTTACGCGTGCGCGCGGGCTCAGAGTGCTCTACGGTCATGCTGGCTCCTTCCGCTTTGCTCGATCCACGAGCCACTCGCGCGCCTGCCGATCGGCGTCACGCTCCTCGTTGGTGGCGTGTTCTCGGTGATACCCCTCGTCGCGCGCTTTGCAGAGCTCACAGTCGTCGTACCAGCCGGAGATCAGCAGCTTGCGGCCGGCGTGCTCGTCCCATTCCGCTTGCAACGCCTCTTGGCGCGCGGTTAGCTCCGGCGTGACCTCTGCGCCGACAGGTTTCAAGAACTCGAGATGCCGGCCGCAGCAAAGGCAGTAGAACTCGTAGCCGCGAAACGCAAAGGTCGAGATCAACGGCTCATTGCACGACGGACACATCGCCATCTTTGGATCACCGAATAAGCCCATCTCAGGCTGCCCTCCTACTGGTAGTGGTTCGCTGCTCAAGCAGTTCGCGTTGCTTCGCCGGCACGGCCTCGTCGAGTACGCCGAGTGCTACGTCCAACGCCTCGTTCAACGTCAGATCGTCGAACGGTTTCCTCCGGGCAGTCGCGACGAGCCGGAGGCGCATCAGAGCCCGTGTCTTCCAGTACGACACCTGGATACCGGACGATTTACGGTTCTGTGACGCTTTTACATACCGTATGCCGGTGATTCCTTTCCGACGCTTCCAATCCCTCGTCTTGCAGGCGGCCGAGGCGTAGACGGCTTTCTTGCGCTTGCCCTCCATTGAGGCTGGGCAACCACACGCGCATACGCGCTCCTCCAGCTCGTCGCTGATAGCGCGAGAGCTCACACGCGACCTCCTAAGATGAGGGGATGCCCGACGATGCCCTCCAACGCGTAAGCGCCGCCGCTGAACAGCTGGCAGAATCGTTGGGCTGCACGGTGCAGACGACCAAGACCAAGGAGGGTTGGGTCGCGTCCATGGAGCCACCCGTCGATAGCGAGAAGCATGGAGAGTTCTCGACTGTCGGTGAGGGCGCAACCGAGGCTCAGGCGTTGAGTAGGCTCATCGAGACCGCAAAAAAGACGCATGGCGTTTAGCACGCTGCCACGCTCGCTCTCCGTTGAGCCTCAGCCTTCACGCGCTTTCGCTCCAGCTTGAGGAGTCGTTCTCCGACGAGCCTTCCCACCTGCACTTGAACGCCGTCGCCGAGAGCAGACAGCCGGGATCGCTCCACCCGCATGGCGCCCCGATCATCCACTCGACGAACCAAGGGCTCAGGCGCAAGCCCGTGGATCTGCTCCCACCGTCCGATCGCGGGCTCGAAGTCGCCCCACTCCACTCGAACGCCACGTCGCTCAGCGTCATGCCGGGATGACCGGGTGCTCCCGCGCGCCGCTGCGCCGTCCCGTTGCGGCTGTTGCGAGAGTCTCCGCTGACCGGAGTTGGCAGCAGTTTGATCGTCTCCTCCAGCATCAGGCCGCCCTCCCTTGATGCTGAGGAGATCTGAGTGCCACCGTGCGTCCTCGCCATCGGCGTGGGTAGCAATGGCGAAGACCCGGTCACGGAGGTGCGGGGCGCCGACGGCTGCCGCTGGTAGACAGTCCCATTCGACATCGAATCCGAGCGCGGCCAAGGTCCCGAGAACCTCGGCCCACAACTCTCCGGGCTCTCCTCCGTCGGGCCTGAGAACAAGGAGGTTCGCCACGTTCTCCAGCAGCACATATCGCGGTCGAAGCTCGCCAATGGCGCGGGCCATCTCTCGCCACAGAACGGTCTCGGCATGCTCGAACCCGTTGCGCTTCCCCGCGGTGCTTGCTCCCTTGCAGGGGAAGCCGCCAGCGATGACGTCGACTCGCTGAACAGTCGCAGCTCCGAGCCCTCGAATGTCAGAGACGATGGGCTTTCCGGGCCAGCGCTTGGCGAGGATGCTTCGCCTGAACTCGTCAGCCTCGCAGAACCAGGCGTGCTTGAGCCCGGCGAGAGTGAGCCCGTAGTCGAGGATGCCGACGCCTGAGAAGCACGAGCCGACATTCACGCCTGCCGTCCCGTGTTGAGCAGCGCCTCATAGCCGTGACGCTCAAGCGCGTCAGCGAGAGCGCGTAGCCCCTCGGGTGTGATCCTCTCAATGCACGCCGAGCCCGGATCGTCCACGGGCTCAATCCACCCATGGGCTCGCAGTGCTGGCCACGGCGCATGACGCGGGGCAGCGAGGATCACGGTCCGCGGGTCCGCGAGAATCGCGAGATTCCTCATCTGGCTGACCGTCGCCACGCGGCTCACGTCAGTCTCCCGTGCTCACGCAACAGATCCTTCATGAGCGCCTGGTAGCAGCGGCCCTCGTCGAGCCACCCGTGCTGCTGGCAGGAGCCGTGGTGATCCAACCGACAGTCGATGGGTTCAACGAACAGCTCCAGCAGATCTAGGAGAGGCTCAAGCTCGACGACCTCGACGCGATGGAACGGTCCGAGCTGGGGGCCGAGCACAGTCGAGCAACCATGTTCGCCGAGCAGCGTCCAGGTCCGTGGAGACACGCTCACCGACGACGCTCGCTCATCAGCTCTGCGATCGACGAGTACATGCGCGGTGCCGGACGCCTCTCGCGAAGGCCCTCGACTTCACGGGCCATCCACATCTTCAGGCCGCCTGAGCGTGGAGGCCGACCGCTTGTCCGATGCTTCGACATTCCCAGCGGACTGCGGCTGAGCCCGCGACCGTACTGACGCTGCTTGCGCGTCACGACTGACGACCCCCGAGCCCAACCTTCAAACGCACGAACGTCTTCAGGCCAATCGCGCCCCTCATCGAAGCATCAGTCAGCCAGGATTTTGCTTCCAGCGTCCACGTCCCGCGACCAAGCCGCAGATCACGACGAGGCCACGCGATCTCGACCCGGAACCATCTCCAGCGCCGTCGAGCGCGCACACGCACAGTCAGCCGCAGGACCTGCCGACGCCGTGTCGGGTTCCTCCACGGCATCTCCAGCGAGAAGCCCGCGTTGCGCGTCCAGCCCACGAGCGCGCCATTGCGGCGCTTGATGCCGCTCACCGCTGCTCTCCCTCCCGCTGGGCGCGCTCAACACAGGCCGCATGGAACGCTTCTCTCTGCTCGCGGCTATCGGTGCTCAGGCACGCGCCCTTCGCGAGCCTGATTGCCAACGGCAAGCCCGTCATCGGCTCGACAGGCTTGCGCCCCCCTGGATGCTTGTAGCCGCAGGCTCGACACCACTCGCCATCCGGGAGAACACCAGCGCACAGCGAGCACGGCCCTAAGTGCCCGACAGCGCTCACGAGGTCCGCTCCAGTGCCCTGAGCCTGCGCCGAGCCTTCGCGAGCTGATGCGTCAGTGCGGGCGGCACGAGCGACGCCGCGCCGAACGTCAGGATCTCAGCCTTCAGGTCCTCCACATGGCTGGCGAGCGCTCGCCATCGGCGCTCGAATCTCGCGGCCCCGATCAACATCGGAGCGACCTCACCGCGAGGCAACTCCGTCCACCACAACACAACAGGACGAGAGGTCACGCAGCTACCCCCGTCTCAAGAGATGTCTGTGCGAGGCGCTCAATGATGACCGCGCAGTAGCTCTCCTCGATCTCGATGCCGACGGCGCGGCGTCCGAGCGCACGAGCCGCCGAGAGGGTCGATCCGGAGCCCGCAAATGGGTCGCATACCGTCCCTGTGGTGACGGAGATTAAGCGCCGCATGAGGCTCTCGGGCTTCTGGTTCGGATGCAGGCGCCCCCGTTGATTCGGATTCAGCCGTGGCGACTCGTCGCGCCAGACGTCCCCCATCTGCGCATCGGCGCGCTCTTTGCCTGCCGGGATGCGCTTCCCTCGATTGGGCATCGGTGTCGTCGTGACTGCCCGTGGCTGACGTAGCACCGTCCAGTCACCATCACCGAAGGCGGCGATGCACTCACACTCGCGCCACAGGCCACGAGGGTTGAAGCCGCGATACCGTGCATTGGTCGGCCACCAAGTGACCCACTCCGATGGGTGCACACCAGCATCCACACACATGCCTACCAGTCGCTCGGGCCAGCCAAAGACCGCGACAGACCGATACGCAGCGACCCACGAGGCGAGCAGAGCGGGGCTCAGAGCGTCCGTGTCGGTCGGGTAGAGCCGCGCCCCGTACGGCGGATCTGTGATGACCACCTCCGCCTCGAGCTGCGGCAGGATCTCCCGGCAGTCACCGTGATAGAGCCGGATCTGGCCATCGTCGAAGACAGGCTCGACGCTCAC